ATGGCGCAATCAGTGCAGGGTTGACCACACTTGCCGACGTCAACCTTAACAGCGAGCTTCGTGCTCCTGGCCTTATGCTTCTTTGGCAGAGCGATTCACAGTGGCAGGTTATAGGATTCGATTCTTTCGACGGTGATGATGCTCAGTTGAACACGGTGACGCAATCATTTTCGAATGCTTGGGTCATACCCTTGCGCTTTGGTTTCGTTGAAGAGAATGCGACACGCAACTTTTTTGGATATGACGCAGCTTTTGATTTGACGTTCAGAATCCTGGACAATAAGCAGCTGACGCCAGCAGCGCCGGCGCAGTATCTTGGTAATGACATCTATACCGAGCCAACCTTGATGCAAGGTTCAAGCTTGTCAGATGATATCATTTCAAATCTTGATGTTTTTGATCCGGGGGTTGGTCCTGTTTCGTTCTATTCAAACTGGCTTTACAGTAAGACAGCCAAGACCTACCGCGTTGTCTGCGAAGGGTTGGACGAGATTTGGGAATTGCGTGAGTTCTTGCATCGTCGTGCTGGTAGACTGCGTGCCTTCTGGCAACCAACTTTTGAAAACGATTTGGTTTTGCAGAATACTGGAACCATAACGAACACGTTGCTCATTCAAAAGGATAACTTCATTCGTTACGCCGCTGACCGCGAAAATATTGCTGTCGAAGCTGCGGGTGTTTGGTATCCAAGAGCAATCACGCTTATCACCGAAGTTGATTCTGATACTGTTCAGCTAACCCTCAGCAGTGCTTTGAACGTTGCAGCCAACCACGTTTCTCGCGTAAGCTGGTTGGGCCTACGGCGTCTCAATACTGACCGGGTTGAGATCCGCTATATAGGCGGTGGCGTTGCTGAAGTTTCGTTCAGAACCTTGGAGATCAGTCCGTGAGCCAGCAATTCGATCTCTTTCGGATTTCAATGGGCTCTTTGCTCTGGACTATGACTGCAGGCCCTGATGTAGAATACAATTCTGAGATTTATGAAGAAACGCCAATTAAACGAAATGGAATTGAGCAAAAGAACGAAATCTCAAAGGCAACACTCGAAGTTTCAATTCCTATTGATCATCCAATTGCACTTAACCTTCTGACTACTTACACTGAAGAAGTGATGACGATCACAATTTTCACAAAGATTGATGCAGTCTACGAAACTAGCTGGAAAGGAAGACTCGCGAGTATTAAGCCTGCTGATGAGAGCTTAACTCTGAACTTTGAATCTGTCTTCACAAGTCTTCGCAGGCCCGGTCTTCGTGCTCGCTTTCAACGTAGCTGCAGACATGCTCTCTACGGACGGGGCTGCGGTCTTGACTTTGCTGACCACGCGGTTCCAGCTACGATTACTTCAATCACAGGAACGACGCTCGTGGTTCCTGAGGCTGCTCTTCAAGCATCCGGGTATTACACCGGGGGTATGATCGCCGCAGCTGATGGCGCGTTGTCTTACATCATATCACACACTGGATCTTCTTTGGTTCTACAACGAGTCAGTTATTCAATTCTTTCAGAATTTGCAATTACAGGGTCCGGGACACCTGTTAATCTGTATCCAGGTTGTGACCATGCAAGATCAACTTGCATTGGAAAGTTCAATAACCTTCTCAACTACGGTGGATTTGACTGGATTCCAAATAAGAATCCGATGGGTGGGAGCTCGATAATCTAATGTGGTTCTTTTTCGCTGTCTTTGTTGTTGCGTTCGTTATTGCTTACGCAACGATGCCGAAACCGCAGACACGCAAACCAGCGGGTCTTGATGAGTTCCAGGCACCTACCGCCGAGGACGGCCGCGAAATACCTGTTCTTTTTGGAACCCGTGATCTTAACGGACCAAACGTTGTTTGGTATGGCCATCTGAACGTTACTCCAATCAAGAAGAAGCAAAAGAAATGACTTCAGATGTAATAGTAACTATGGAGCACGTTCGAAAGGCTCAAATGTGCTCAAGGGGTTCGCGAAAATTCTTTGAACGGCATAATCTTGATTGGAATGACTTCTTACTGAACGGGATACCTGCGTCGAAGCTGATTCCGTTGAATGACGCAATGGCCAACGAAGTGGTGGAGATCGCTTATGGGCGGAAGTAAGAAACAGACTGTTGGCTACCGATACTTTCTCGGCCAGCATATGGTTCTCTGCCATGGGCCAATTGATCTGATTACTAGAGTTGAAATTGACAAAAAGACTGCGTGGCAAGGTTCAACCACGGGTGGAACAATTTCAATCAACAACCCAGCACTATTCGGCGGTGACGATAGAGAAGGGGGCGTTTCTGGCAACGTTGATATTGATATGGGTGCTCCTGACCAATTGCAGAACAGTTATCTGCTCTCAGTTCTTGGACCAACGGTTCCAGCTTTCCGAGGTGTGGTCAGCGCAATACTCAGGCAATGCTATCTTGGAAATAGCCCATATCTCAAAGCGTGGTCTTTTCGTGCAACTCGTATTCTCAAGACGAGTAACGATGAGCCCCAGTGGTATCCTGAAAAGGCTTACATTGCAAAACCTGATCTTCCGATTGGAGTAACAGTAACATATAATCTGGATTCAACTTTCCCTTTGCTAACCGTTGGAAATCCAAGTTATCCTGCAATTGGAATGGACTATCCTGCAACTTTGACTATTGGACCTTTTTCAGACACTCGGAGAATTGTCGCTGGCCCAAGTGGAGTTCGTGCAGACGACCGATTTGTATTTAATGGGGTTGTTTATGATAGCTCAAATAACGCTTCAATTCCAGGTGGAACAGTTTTTGCTGAACTTCAGCCAGGGCAAACCCTTACTGTTACTGTTCGAAACAATGTGAACATACATTGCGATGCAGGTGGAGATCTTTTAGCAGTCCCAGTTCTTTCACCTCAGCCTGACATGAACCCTGCTCACATTATTCGGGAATGCCTTACAAATCCTGATTGGGGTATGGGTTATCAAGCTTCTGATGTTGACGACGACGCTTTTTCTGCTGTTGCCGATACTCTCTTTGCTGAGGGTCTTGGTATGTCTTTGCTTTGGGACAGGCAGATTGTCATTGAAGATTTTATCAAAGAAATTGTTAGACACATTAACGCTGCGCTTTATGTTTCAAGAACAACTGGTAAATTCGTTCTGAAGCTTATTAGAAATGATTACGTTATAGACGATCTTATCGTTCTTGATGAAAGCAATATCAGCAAAGTTTCAAATCCAAATCGCCCTACATTCGGAGAATTGTCAAACAGCGTTAGTGTTACATTCTGGGACTACTTGACCGGAAAAGATGCTAGCGTAACTGTCACGGATACGGCTCTTGTTCAAATGCAGGGGCAAGTGATTGGAACAAATATCCAATACCCCGGTTTCACGCATCGCCGAAACGCTACGCTTGCTGCTCAGCGTGATTTGAAAGCGCTTTCATCTTCCATCTTTTCTTGCACCATTTATTGCAAGAGCATTGCGAGATCGCTGAACATAGGGGACACTTTCAAGTTCAGCTGGCCCAGATGGCAGATTTCGAATATGGTTATGCGAGTCAGTGGTATCGCATTTGGTGATGGCAAGAGCAATCAAATTAGAATTACTTGCTCTCAAGATGTCTTTTCAACTCCCGATGCTGTTGTGGTATCAGCACCTGGAACTGAATGGGTTGATCCATCTGCGCCGCCAGTAGCTGTCATTGATCAAATGGCAGCTGAAATCCCTTACTACGAACTAGTCCAAAGTAAAGGGCAACTCGACGTTGATAATAACTTAGCTGCAGACCCTGAAATGGGCTATGTGATGGCAGCAGCTCCAAAGCCTGATGGATCAATCAATGCAAGGTTGTGGACAGATATTGGTTCGGGCTACGAGGATTCAGCAAGTCTTGACTTTTGCCCTTACGCTTTAACAGCTGACGCAATCAGCCCCGCGCAGACAAGTATCCTTCTCTCTTCCGGGTTAAATCTAGATCAAGTTGAAGTTGGTTCTTTTGTCCAGATTGGAAAAGAAAATACTAACCTTGAAATTTGTAGGGTCGATGCAATAGACCTGAACACGAATGTTCTTACTGTGGGAAGGGGTTGTCTTGATACAACTCCAAAACCGCACGATCAGGGAACTCCGCTATTCTTCTGGGACTTGTTTAACGGCTATGACCCTATCGATTATAGCTTGGCGGAGACTGTCGCGCTGAAGATTGCAGTAGTAACAGGTTCGGGTGAGCTGAGTCTTCTTGACGCAACTGAAATGCAAGTAACTTTGGACCAAAGAGCTTGGCGCCCGTATGCTCCTGGGCAGTTTCAAATCAATGCTGAATACTATCCCGAAGATGTCAGCCCATTCAGTGGACCTTTGGAACTTACATGGGTTGGCCGTGACCGTGTTCAGCAGACATCAGGTGTTGTTTATGACCACACTTACGCAAATATCGGCCCTGAAGCTGGAACGACCTACAGAGTTCAAGGTTATGTCAACGGTTCACTTGTTCATACAGAAGAACCCGCTGTTAGCGGAACTGATTGGTCTCCGGGTGAAGGTATAGTCAGAGTGGAAGTTCACTCAAAGAGGGATGGGGTTTATTCATTCCAGCCTGCCGCGCATGACTTCTATTGCACTCTAGGTGAATTGCGAATACTTGCGGAAAGTGATGACCTGCGCTATACTGAAACCGGCGATACTGAAATTCGCGTAACCGAGGACTGACAATGGCTGGATTAAAACGAATCACTGATCTTCCAATAGCTTCGTCAGTTCTTGGCGATGAGCTAATTGAAGTTTCTCAAGTTTCGACGACAGTCAGGATTGTCGGAACAACAATTAGTGCGCAGGCGTCTGATAACAGTTTCAACGATTCCGGAAACGGTTTTATCACAGCGGGGTTTGCTGTAGGTGATAGAGTTCGAATAACAGGGTTTACTGGAAACGTCGCCAACAATATCGTTGCTGCTGTGGTCACTGCTTTGACTGCTGGAAAAATGACGATCGGCGGCGCTGATGGTGACGTCATTGTTGATGATGCTGCGGGCGAGAGTGTCACGATTGCAAAGTGGTTCAGCCGCCGACTTGCGATCGACGATCTTCCCTCTAGTGGCGGCGGTGGTGGGCCGGTCGACGAAAGCTTGATCATCGCGGTTGGGGATGAGACGACGAACCTTTCGACTGGGACGGCGAAGGTCACATTTCGGATGCCTTACGCCTTCACCCTGTCGGCCGTTAGAGCTTCCCTTTCCGCGGCAAGCTCCTCGGGCACCCCTACGATTGACATCAACGAGGATGGGGTGTCGATCCTTTCGACCAAGCTAACGATCGATGCGAGCGAGAAGACCTCTTTGACTGCCTTGACCCCGGCAGTCATCTCTGATCCTGACCTTGCGGACGACGCTGAGATCACAATCGACATTGATGTTTCTGGCACGAATGCCAAGGGCCTTAAGGTAATTCTGATCGGACAGCAAGCATGAGTATGATGGTTCAGTCTGGGCGCTTTGGGGCATCTGCACCGCCGCCCGATCTCACTGCACGTTATTGGCGCGTGCGGGTATACGACAATTACAGTGGCGGGTCGACGGCTGCGATCTCGGCCGCAGAGCTTGAGATGAGGGCGACTGCTGGGGGAGCGGATCAATGTTCAGGCGGCACGCCGCTCGTCAGCAACACGAGCGAGGGATCTGCTGCTAACATCTTTGATAACAATGGCTCTACCTATTGGGTCTCAGTCAACACTGGATACGGAACCCACTTCCTTGGCTACGACTTCGGAGTTGGCAATGCTGTTGCCGTCACCGAGATCAGCTACTCGAAGCGACCGGACACTTTTGGTCGGAACGAAGCTATAACCTATGCTGACGTTCAGTATTCGAATGACGGGACAAACTGGATCACTGCTTGGTCGTTCTTCACCCTTTCCACTTGGGGAACTGGAGCTGAGACTCGAGTCTTTAACCGTGACGACGCCTTGCCGGTTGGCATCAACTGGCGCCTCTCGATTGACAAGACTGCATATAGTGAATTCGAAACAGTCACAAGCTCAGGTCTAGCCGAAGTCGAGATGCGCTTGACAGCGGGAGGTGCAGATCAGTGCAGTGGAGGTGTTGCTCTAGCCAATTCCGGAACAGCCGCAAACGCTTTCGACAACAGCACAGGAACTTTGTGGAATCCGAGTTCAACTTCTCTACCTCACACCCTTCTCTATCAATTTGCTTCGCCGAAGGACATTCGTGAGATTGCCATAACCTCAAGAAGTGACAGCTTCCTTGGAGATGGCACCACCGAGTTTCGCCTCCAGTCGAAAGACGGTCCTTTGGTCGACATCTTTACCTTCAAGACTGGCCCTTGGGGGCGAGGCGAGACTAGGTTGTTTAACCTAGACACTTTCGTTGAAGAGCCAGGAAAGTTCATTCGTATTCGTCCGACCGGAGTTCATGGTGGTGGATCTGCTCGCTTCTCTTGTGCTAAGATAGAGTTCAGAACCTCAGTCGGTGGTGCTGATATCTGCACTGGTGGAGTCGCCTTTGCTAGAGATTACTCAGATGCGAACTATCCTGCAAACGCTTTCGATGGCACTCTATCATCTCGATATTCACAGCGTCTTGTCGGCAACTTCTCTGGGAATCCCAGGAACTACATCGGTTATCATTTGACTTCTGAGATCGCACAAGACGTTGTTCAAGTTGCTCTGACTTGCACGAATGAGACTTTTGGTCCGAACGAAGCTCCGACTGGTTTCAAAGTAGAATATGGGATCGGTAACGTTTGGACTCTCCTCTGGGAAGAGACTAGCATCCCAACTTGGACGGCAGGCGAAACTAAGGTTTTCACCAAGCCTTAACGCAAGCCACGCAAGACCTATACAGTAACCCCCAAAATTTGCCGCGCTGTGCCAGCTACAGGGTGCCGCGCGGCTAGGGTGGCGGCACTGCGCTAGCCGCGCTGTAGCGGCCCCTTATGCAGCGTCAGTTTCAGTGGGCATCACACCGATGTCTCTTAGGATTCGTAATGCTTCAGCTTCATACCAGTCGTAATCAATATCCTGAGGAAATTGATCCTCGAAAGACATGACAGGCTTTGCTCCATCCGACCGCGGAACCTTGTTTCCATTCTTAGCGTAAACAAGCTCACCCTGAACGTTCTTTGCGTAATACCAGCGCACAGTCTTTCCGATGTATTCAGTATGGCCAGGAGCGCTCAGCATATCAACTGCCATCTTGTATGCCTGCTTGCCGTAGCGAGCATTCCTTTCAGTCTCGCCCTTACGGATCCAGGCGTCTTTGTTAATCTCATAGAAGCCCGCCATCTCAAGAAGTTCTTCTTCTGTCTCGTGCGGCGGTGGAGGCAAGCGATCCCACACTTTGACAGCTCCGCCAGTGACACTGCGAACGCAGACAAACTTAGTGATATCCTGGCATGACCGGATTGTGGTCACAATCGACGTTCCGCTTGTAAGGAACGCATTCACTGCATCAACGCAGATAGTTGCCATCGGGTTCTTCTTGAGCTTTTCGTCACTTTTCTTCTTGGATGCCCACGGGTTGGCATATGCGCCCTTACCCTTTGTCCCATCCGGAACTTCAATCCAAGCTTTAGTTGCGTCATCGAATTTTTGCTTGACTGCGGTGTAGTTGTTCACATCCCGTGAGAACAAACCCATGTATCTGGTTTCTTCAGTTTCGAATCCGGTATCAATTTCCCATTGCTTGACAATCGCGTTCATGATATGCTGCGCTGCCCGGGGGCACTTGATTACGATTCCATCTGTGTTCGCGCTGACCACAGGGATTCCCGCTAGCTCCAGTCGTTCAATAAGCATCAGCAGTGAAAGCTGACCAGTCATTGTCACTTGGAACAACAGGTCAGGCGCGTAGAGGATTGAACATTTGCTTCCAAGCTTACCGAAAGACCCGTTGATAACGATCTTGAGTGAATCAGCAACAACCTTGTTCTTCGCGCGCTTCGCTGCTATGCGCCTTTCAACGATTCCGTGGTAGACCCGCAGGAAAGGTTCGCCCAGGTGCTTAGGGGACAGCGCTTGGTTCAGGATGATATATGGGTAATATGACGCCACGTCTTTGTCAAAGAGAATGTTGTTCTCATCTGTGTAGTGAGCAATCGTCTCTTCGCAACTGTGCAGCCCACCAAGACCCATCTGGTAGACGCTTCCGTTTATCTTAAGCTTCAGCGATTTCACTTCGCCTGGAAGCGCAACTGAACCAGAGTCATCCACAACGAAATAGGCGTTGGCTACAGTCTCAAGCGCCCACTGCAACAAAGGTGATTGGAACCGTATGAAGTGAGGAACGTGGTATCGGTAAGCTGTTCCAATTTCGATCTTAGGTCTCTGCGCCCTTACTCCGGTGATGCGGTAGTATTCATTTCCGATAATAGCTTCAGCAATCTGCGCATCAGACTTGCTACGCAGATCAATCTTGTATTCGTTAGATAAGGTGTAACGCAGATCAATCTGCTCAGACAACTCGTTGCGAAGGATTTCAGTGTTGCGAGTGTCGTTGACACAATACCAACGAGTGATTGTAATCTGATCGGGCGTGAGGACTGTTCCAGGTGCAAAAGGCAGATCCTGCATTCGAGGCGCGTGCAACCGTCCCGCGTATGTCTTAAGCGAAGCCATGAGCGGCGCGACTTCAATAATGTCAATGTGGTCGCAATAGTAAGCCTTCAACTTGTTGGCTTTCAGGATGTCGCTTCCGCGAAACCCGTTGACGATAATGTTGTGCGTTGCTTCAAATAACTTGCGCGGGCGCCATCCATAGGACGCCATCAGCAGAATCGGAAGGTCGTAATTGTTCGAGTTATACCCGATGGTTGTTGCTGACTTCATCAACCACATCAGCAACTGTGCGTTCAGAGGTTCACCTCCCTCAACCTCTTCAAAGTAACAAACTCCACCTGACTGGACATGCGTGAAAACAACTAGGAAATAATTCGGGTAAGATTCGACGTCAACAATGAACTGCTCTTTTCGAGCAATCGCATCACTTACTTCACCGACACTCATTAGTTTTACGGGGAAGCGCCTGGCTTCTTCAAGGCCTGGGAGATAATCAGGGCGAAGCCATGTTGCTTCGGGCGGAATGCGCTTTGCTTTCTCAGCTTTAGGAGGCTTCGGGGGCGGGGTATCGTCCCAAAAGAATCCAACCATGTCATTCCGAGCCATTACATGCGCATCCCGATAATGGCCCCGCGCAAGCGCTCGCCAAAGAACATTGTCGGTTCAGGGTATCTTGTAAAGTCCGCGTGCGTTGCAACACCAGCCAACAAGCTGAGCATCTTGATCTGGTAAGCGCCTTCAAACCCAAGACCGTCGACCGCGTAACCGGCGCCGCTTTCCAAGTCATCGTTCTCAGTTCGGAGCATACCGTTTCTGATGTAGACCCTTCCCGCCTTATCCGTGAAACCGTCCAAGCTTGCAAGCGCTTCGAAGAGCCTTGGGTCAATTGGGGTTGGCTTGGATTGAACGTCAAGAATCTTGGTAAGCTCTGGCCAAGTGGTTTCCAAGAGCTGCGTGCGGATCCACCGCCCGTCACTGTAATGGAATGTGACCGAGTTAGTGTCCATCTGGGCGTAAGTAGGTGGCTCATCAATCCGAAGCATTTCAGTGATTGCCACTTCGGGAATGTTGATTACTTCAGGAAAGTTTGCAGCCAGCCAATACTCAATCAGGCAGACGTTATTCGTAGCGAATGCTGATTGACCACGCAGAAGCACCCCGTTCGTCCACGGCCGAGACGCATCATCTCCAATGAACGGTGAAATGACTTTCAGTGCGTTCAGCAGTGCTGCTCCGTCAAAGTCAACCCTTACACCAGCAGGTTCAACATGATGCGTTTCACCTTCAATGCAGTCAACAAAGACGTGAAACGGTCCACTTGAGATTTCAAGCTTGCCGTTCGCGCAGAACGTCATCGTCATAACATCCTTGCACCGGCTAATCGCCTTCACCAGCTTGTCAGCTTTCGGAATGCAATCAATGTCGCAATCAATTGGACTGCACAGTGCCAGAACGCCATTGTATGAACGGACAAAACCCCCTTCAATCCTGAAGTGCGTCATTGCGGGCATCAGATCGCGCTTGGCAACTGCACCCTGAACAAACTTCAACTCCTTCAGCATTGCTTGAACTCCAAAACAATGCCAAAGCACGGGATCGGAAAGATGTAAAGCTTGCGCTTTTTCGAATCCCAGAACAACCCAATCCAGAAGTCATACCAGGCAAAGATTGGTCTAATTTTCATCAGAACAGCTCCCTCACTTGCGCCTTGAAACGTTCATTTCCGGAAGCATTGATCATTGCGTTAACGACGCCGAACGCCCACAGGTTGTAAGCTGCTCGCGATTCATAGACAGAAGACAAGCGCTCGTAGGTGAACCCGTTCTCTTCCAACGTTCTGAACAGGTAATCTACTTCAACAGGCGACAGCGTTGTCATATGCTGGTTTGCATCGTGCCTGCTTGGTGACTTCTCTGACACGTTGATTGGCCAGGCTGGTGCGTTTGCACTGACACCTGGCATAATAACCGAACCAAACGCCGCTGACTGGATCCAGGAAGATGAGTCGCAGCTATACCACGGATATTCATTCATAATGGGAACCGAGGTAATGCCGAACCCGTGAACCTTGAGTCTAGGGTTGCCCGAACCGTCAGTCAAGAACTTGTCCCAAATGCGGTCAAGCCAGACCATAAGTTGCTTCGTTGAGCTGCCAACCATACCGCCCAACGTGATGTATTCGTAATTTCGAACGTAGTGTTCGAGGTAGCGTTCATCCTCACCAGCGTGGAAGCACGGAAGCGGACGCAGGTCCATTCCGTAATCCTCCTTGAAGCGCATTTCCATTTCGTTCTGATTGCGCCAGGTCTGCAATGGGTCGCCAATACCGTCAAGGACAGACGCCATTATGTCATTGCCTTCAACGCGGATGATGTCAAGATTGCGAACGATATAATCGCAATACTCCTTGACTGAAAGCTCAACCCCAAGCGAGTAGGCTGAGAACGCTCCGCTGTCCAGAAAGATGCGAGCTTTGTTGTTGCGCATATGATCGACGAAGCTCTGCTTGCCAACGTAATGCCAGGACTCAAGGATGTTGGGCAGTGTGGTCACAACATCCCTTTCACGTTCAGTCAGCTTGACATAACGGTTCATTCCCGGCATGTAACTGTTGGAATAGACCGCAGCCATGTAGATGTGCAATTTTGGCTCCTAACCATGCGGCTGTTATCGATGCCGACCGCCGACCACCCTCGCCCCTCGCTCACGGTTGTGGGGACCGACCGCCGGTTGCTATCCGGAGTTCCAGAAGTGCTACCGCTGGAACCCCTGCACTTTAACAGCCCCTGGCTCAGCGTGCAAGCTGCAAAAATTCGGCACGCACGATAGGGTCATCGCGGAAGATTCCGCGCGTGGCTGACGTCACCGTGTGGTGCCCTTGCTGGCAGACCCCGCGCGATTCCATGCACAGATGCCGCGCTTTGATAACCACAGCGGCGCCGAGCGGTTCCAGGTGCGTCATCAGTGCATCAACAACCTGACACGTCAGACGCTCTTGCACTTGGAGCCTGCGGGCATACACTTCAAGCAGCCTGGACAGCTTGCTCAAACCCACAATCTTTCCCTTCGGCAGATACGCGATGGTTGCGGTGCCGAAGATTGGCGCCATGTGGTGTTCACAGTGGGAGTAAAATGGGATGTCTTTCACCATCACCATCTCGTCAACACCCTCAGCACCATCTTCGAAGGTCTTCAGAATGTCTGCCGGGTCAACACCGTAGCCAGAAGTCCAGAACTCCCAAGCTTTGGCAACGCGGTCGGGTGTCTCTTCAAGACCCTGCCTGACGTCTTCACTGTCAGGCACCTGTTCAATTGCACGAATTAGGGCACTGGCAGCGACTGCAAGCTGCCCCCGGCGGCTCAAGGACGTGTCGAGTTTCATGTTGGCCAGTTGGTCCAGGGCTTCACGCAGCTTGCTCATTTCTTGTCTCCGGTGTAGGTTGCTGAATTCGCGCCGTGCTCACGGACGGTCACGTGGTGCATACGCACGCGGGGCGCGTATCCGTAGTCGGCAAGCCACACTTCAGCAGCTTCGTAAACTAGCTTCGCAAATGCTTCGCAACCCGTTGCTTCGACAACGATCACATCCGCCAGTCCCATGCCAGACAAGCTGCACAGGAAGTCCTTCTGCGGATCGTCGTCGGCCACCAGAAGCTTGTGATCGAAGGTGCGCTCGAGCTGTCCCTTGAACGACTTCAGAGACCCAAAGTCGACAACCCAATTGCGTTCGTCCAGCTCGTCCGCCTCAAACTCAAGGTGAACCGAAAGGGCGTAGCCATGCAGCAAGTGGCAGTGGCTCTGCGCCTTCCATTGGCGGAAGCACGCCGAAAGGCCAATCTCATGGCCATACGTCTTCGACGACCTGTAGGTCATACTTTCATCACTCCAATCAGGAAATCAAGGTTCTTTTGGTGGGTCAGGCAGTCGTCGGGGTCCCGCGTGTGGACGAACTTCGGATAGTGGCGTTCGGTCGCAAGCGCAGGAACCAGAAATGTCCGAAGTTCAGGATGCGGGTCACGTTTCAACATGACCGAGCTCACCGCGTTGAAGGTGTTTCCGCCGTGCCGAAGATAGATGACGATCCGCTCATAGGACGCGCCGTAGGTATCAAGCCAGTCTTTGAACCGACGCTTGATTGCCGAGATGTGGTAATCCTTGACCTCAGGGGTGCAAAGGTCCCCGTTCCAGTCGTAGGCGTTGAACGGGTATTCCATCTCAGCAGACGCCGGAATGATACCGGCGTTCGAAATATGGATGTAGTCGCAGACAGGCAACATCTTGGCTTCGTGCAGTGCCTTGCGAATAGACGTGTGGATGAACGACTTGCTGTAGGGCTTCGCGTGTGAACAGATCGTCATGAAGGCTGTAGGCTTTTCGATTTTGCGCCGATGCCAGACACCTCTCCAGGCGTCTTCGAACATGTCCACGTAAACCTTGCCCACGCCCGCAAAATAGGGCTTCGGGTTGTGGCTGCTGAAGAACTTGTCACGTTCGAAATCCGCAGGACCTTTCTTCTGGGATTCGGTGTGTATCAACGCCAGGATACGTTGCGGATTGTCGTCCCAACGGATAGCTTCATCTCCGATGTAAAAATCAAAGCTTGCTTTGCCGCTCTCTGTTGGGTAAGGTGACCGATTGATCCCCATAAAATAGTCAATCAAGTGGTAGCGTTTCAACCACTGCTTGACCACATAGTCAGCTCGACAGCTCCAAGCGTAGAGCATATGCCCGCGCGTGAACAACTCAACAACCAGCGCAGCCATCTTGGTGTTCGGTTCCGGGATCACATCACCGCCAGCCCAGCTACCGCCTTTGGCAAGCGTGCCGTCGATGTCAATTCCAATGACTGCCATTACGCCCACTCCCCTGCTTTGATCATTACCGTGCGAAGCGTTTCAAGCTGCTCATCGGTTGTGTAGAAGTTCGGCCCGAGCCTGAGAACATTCCCGTGCCACGATGCAACGATATTTTCGCGCTCAAAGACGCTGCGCACTGATGAGCTTGGCAGCGTCAGATCCCTGAAGGCCAGCGCACCATAGACGCGGCCGAACCTGTATTGCCTCAGAAAGTTCTCAACCCGAAGAACCCTGTTGTTGAGTTCATCCTCATGCCACATCAGGTAATCAAGAACGTTCAGCGCGATGCTTGCGCAGAGATTGTTCCCGCCCCCGGTTGTATTCCAACCGATGGAAATCTTGTCGTTGAGCTTTTCTGAGATGCCCAGGACTGCCAGCGGTGCACCTTGCGCAAGACCTTTCCCGCTGACAATCATGTCCGCATTGCGGGAAAGGAAACGCTCACCGCAACGGCCGAAGCCGGTGATCATCTCGTCGGCAACCAGGAGCGCTCCACGCTCATCACAGAGCTTGCGCATCTTGATTGGACTGTTCCAGGTTCCGTCCCAACCCGAGACAGGTTCGTAAATCAGAACGTCAAAATGTTGCTTCGGGGCATCGGGGTGCAAGTCAAGTTCAACAACCCCCATCGGGTTGCCCCATTCGATGTCATAGCGAATCCCAGCCATGGACAGGGACTTCCCGTGAAAGCTTCCAGGAAGAACCGCCACGATAGGCCGGCGCCCAAGGTGCAATGCTGCAACCTGGATTGCACGTTCGATTGCCTCTGCTCCGGTGTTGAGCAGCTTCCAGGTGAAGCCCGGCTTGTATTCAGCAAGCTTGGCGCGCAACTGCTCAGCTGCCAGCGAAGGCCGGTCGTAGCTATTCAGCAGCCCATTTGCCTCCACATCGTTCAGCGCTTGCCTGACAGGAAGTGACCCGTGCCCAAGCGAGACATTCAGAATCCCGCTCAGCATGTCAAGCCATTCGTTGCCCATTTCATCGTAGAGGTAAGACCCTCTTGCACCGCAGACTTTCATCACAGAACGAACCCCGCTTCCTCGAGCGCGGCAGCGCTGTAGTTGTCAGTCGCAGGCAGAGGCATCAAACCTTCCCGCCATGCGCGAACCACAAGCGGGTCTGGCCTGCCAGCTTCCTCGAACCCGGCAGCGCGCAGGACGTTGGCATGGTTCATATCCGTTGGCGGATACTTCCCGTCATAGCTGGTATGGCTGTAGGCAAGCGCAGCCCAGCAAGCGGGGTTCGCAAACGCCATGTGGACCGTCTGCGCCTTGGTGGCGTTCATCAGCGGAGTGATGATGCGGATGGCGCTCTCCGGATCCCTGTGGTCATGTCCGAGTGCCTTGTTGATGTAGTCTTCGGTTGCCCGGATGAACACCTCGCGGCAGTCGTCATAGTTCGCATTGTCCATCTGACAGACACCTGTGATGATATCGGCGCCGCCAAGCGCTTCCGCACGGTTTGCCGCGATGGTCAGGAACAGCGCATTGCGCATCGGAACAAACGTCAGCTCGCGACGGTTGCCGATCACTTCTTCCATTTGCTGCGCGTCGCTGTAGCGCTCAAGTTCGTTGTTGCTGGTGAGCGGGCTGGTGCTGACAAGACAGTTGGGCACGTCAACAATTTCATGCGTCCGCACCCCCGCCATTTCAGCGACCTTCACCGCAGCGCTGAGCTCAATGCGGTGCCGCTGACCGTAGTCAAACGTGATTGCATGAACCTCACTGTAGAACTCGCGTGCCCAAAACAGGCACGTCGTCGAATCCTGTCCGCCCGAAAGGACAACAAGCGCTCTCTTCATCACTCTACTCCGATGATCTTGTGGATTTGCAGTTGCATGATGTATCCGTGCTTCATACACGAATCGCGAACAGCCATGACGTTCCTTGCGTTCTCTGCAGTGTTCTTCGCGTCCATGGGCTGAAGATAGATAGGCCTATCCCACCAGTCTGGCGGTCGAGCGACACACGGATTGGCGCTGTGCATCAGCGCAGTGGCGGGCAACCCGTCATCGAGCATGTTCTGAGCTTCCATGACATACTTGACGCAACAAGCTTGCTGCCAAATCTCGTGATGCACCTTACCCGACTTGGGACTGCATACGATGTAGACTCCGGTCCGCATACTCGGAACGGTGTTATATCCGTATTGCAACGGTGAAGGGGGAAGTGTCCCGTTCGTTTCAACCTGGACATAATAGCCGCTGTATTCGAGCAGCTCGAGAAGCCTGGTCAAATTCTGCCTGTAGGGTTCACCCCCGGTGATGACCACAAGGCCGCGCCTCCAATAGTGAGGACGCCAAAGATCGTTGACTTCTTCCAGGATTGCGCCTGGCCCCATCAGCTTTCGCCCGCTGGTGTATTCGGTGTCACATGCAGGGCATTGGAGGTTGCATCCAGCGAGGCGCACAAAGACGCACGGGGTCCCACAGAAAGGACCTTCACCTTGGATGGTAACAAAAATCGAATGCACATCGAGCATCCCGTCTGGACGGTCAACACGCTTTTCGATTGGCTGGTCGTTGAGCTTCATAAGCCCTCCGGAGGTTTCTAACGCATCGCGCTAGGAGGTTTCGGGGGAGGTTGCGTCCCCGCCCAGCAAGGTAGCGGGGACGCAGGCCGGTAGCGGGGTTGGCCCTTGATGAACCAACCCGTGCCAGTTACTCAGCAGCCGCGGGCTCGGGAGCCACCGGAGCGGCCGGCGCAGCGGGCTTCGGAGCAGCGATGCGGCCGGTCACGCCGTAGAACTTCCGCCAGCGCGCATACTCGGCGCGAACGTTCGCTTCGTTCAGACCGCGCGCCCGCGCGATTTCCATCGACTCGCCGATCGACGCGGTGCTCTGGTTGCGCTGCGACACCTCGTCGAAGATCGCCCAGGCCTGGCCACACAGGGTTTCGGGCTTCGGCCGGCGCACCCCGTTCGCTTCAGGCATCTTGTTCGCTTCCTTGGCAGCCAGCGCAGCGGCCTTCGCATCAGCCTTGGCCTGCTCCTTGGCAGCTTTCTCCGCCGCCTTGGCAGCCTTGGCAGCTTCGGCTTCCGCAGCCTTGGCAGCTTTCTGGGCTTCCTTCTCGGCAGCCTTCTGCGCCTTGGCAGCAGCCTTCTCAGCGTCCTTCGCTGCCTTCTCGGCAGCTTTGTCGGCAGCAGCCTGCGAGGCAGCAGCAGCCCTCACAGCGGCTTCATTAACCGCCGGAGCGGCCTCGGTATTCGTGTCCATCGTATCTCTCCTTCAGGGTTAATGCCCACGCGGGCAGCGGTTCGTTACGTTAGCACCCCTGCGGGCAATTACAAGGGCGAATTTTAGAAAACTTACGACAATCGGGCTTTCATCCACTGGCCCAATGTGTTCGAAGCTGTCGTGCGCTTAATGTCGTGCTGAGTCTCAAGCACTTCCATCATTGTCATCCGCAGCTTCAGAACGACTTTCGTGTCCTTGGGGCTTCCAGCTTCTTTCCACATCTTGTCAGCCACCATCCAGATCTCACCTGCAACTCCCCCGGTTGGCTCAGCACCAGCGGGGCGCGGGGTGCCCGCAGGCTGCCGCGCTACGCCAGCGGGGCGGGGTGCCGGTATGGTTGCCGCGGGCAGCGGTTGCAGCGCTGTAGCGGCCCCTTTGGCTGCGCTACGCATAGCATCAGTCATTTGAAGTGTGCGGGGCAAAATATCGTCAACAGTCTTTGGCGTTCTGCTGCCGAGCGCATAACGGTAGAAAGGAACTTTGCCAACCGGAAGCTTCAATTGTGCTTCAACGGATGTGATCTGTTTGTCAAGCTCTTGATCGTCAACGAGTGGTGGCTTCATCGCGCCAATGACCACAGTGAGCGCCGCTCGCCGTTCGGCGTGAGTCAATGCCAGACCGGGTTCACCTGTCACACTGGTGTAGAGAAGTTGCATCTGCAAGACCTTGAGCCCCGCCAGGAAGTAGGGGCTATCGGTGTTTTCGAACTTCACATTCTTCACGTTGGCAGCTTCAAGCTGAACCAGACCGTGAAGTATGTCTTGCACGCGATGCACGTTCAGCACGCGCATCTTGTCCATGTCAATCGCGACGTGCATCACTCCCTCCTTTTCGCAATAAGCGTCACGAACCGATCCCTGGACAAATCAATTTCGTGCTTCCACTTGCTGAAGTGATACTTGCACGAGAACTCGTTACATTTTGCGACGAACAGCTCTGGGTTCTTTTCAGCCCAGTTCATGTTCATCTCAATCTCAACGCGGACGACACCATCCATCTGATCAGTTGTCATTGCCCGGGCGCCCCTTCCAGCCGATCGTTTCCATCGCGCTCACCTTGCATGCGCGCTCCTGTGCGACCCGCTGAATCGTCTTCATGAACTCCGCGCGGGTCTTCGAAGTTGCATTGGTCCGAAGACCGATGTGCATCTCAACGTCCTTCTTGCTCAGGTGGATTCCACCTTTCGGACCGTTGAGCAAGCTGCCGTTGATCATCTGCCAGATGTTGACCCTCTCCCAGACTTCGTCCAGGTTCTTCTCGGTGATCTGGTAGAAGCCGCACGGTATGGTTGCCCACACCAGGACTTCAGTGACCGGGTGCCACTGTGCCTTCCCGAAGCGCTCATGCGGAGCTGTGGTCACATTCTGAAAGTCCTTCACCGCGCTGACGTCAAAATCCAGGGACATGGTTCGCTCCTCAAGCTGAATTGCCTACTTGCTTACAGTAGCAGAACCAACAGCGAACGCAATAGCTAAAATTCAGAACGGAATGTCATCATCGTCAATGACTCGGGTTTCGCCTGCTTGCGTCGTTCCTGGTTTCTTCAACGTCGACATGTAGCCGGCAATCGCGGAAGTATCTGCTTCCAGCTCAATTGAAGGACCTTCGTCGTAATCTGAGCGCTCGGTTGCACCGAAGGCGGTTCCATCAAGGCAGGTCGCCATAATTTCCGGATATTGCTTGTTTGTCCAGACTCGCAAGTGTGTTGCAACGGGCAAGTTCTTCAAGACCGAAAGGACATGGTCTGTGGATCCAACAAAAGGTTCTTTAGTCCGTTCCCGCCACCACTGTTGCGCTTTGCGAAGCGCATACTTATCGTGCTCAGGGCAGACGTATTCACTAAAGACACGACGACCGCAGTAGTATGAGACTTTAATCGACGGGGGCCGACCTTCTTTAAGATGCTTCTTGGCTACAACGTGGTCGACCGCAAATATCTGCATGACCGGAAAGTCACCTCGGATAAGTTGCTCAGACGCAGCTTCTTCTTTGAGTTTATTCGTGAACTGAAACTCATGTCCACACTCTTTGCCAGTTGAGCTGTCAATGCCAGTGCAGAATCGGGCGCTTGCGTGGCAGTAGCAGTGGCAGACCGGGCATTCCTTAACCGGCGCTTCACCTCCGCCTTCACCCTTTCGCTTCGGAATTACAGGATCGTTGACTGGACCGAGACGCTTTGTATTCTGGGCGTAATCAAGAACGAGACAGTTCTGCTTAGGACTTGCAGCAATCGACGCCAATCTACCCTCAGGGGTGTCAAGGTCAAACAGCGGTCCACCGTTATGCCCAGTCATTGGGTTGTGATAGAACGGTCGTGTTCCACGGCCAAGCATCTGCACCCAAAGAACGGGTGAAGCAGTTGGACGCAGAACAACAATCATGTCAATTCCAGGATCATCAAATCCCGTTGTCAACACATTGTTGTTCACCAGCGCGCGAAGCTTACCAGCTTTGAAATCACGAATTGCTTGGTCCCGACCTTCGCGCTTGCTATGGACGCAACCCGCAGAAACGCCAAGCAGATTAAGCATATCGGCAATGTGGTCAGCGTGATCGGTCCCAGACGCAAAGACCAGCCACTTGTTTCGATCGTGCCCAAGCTCCATGGCTTCACGAAGTGCTGCCATTGTTGTTTCGTCTTTGTCGACAGCTTTCTGAAGCTCACTCTCAATGAACTCGCCGCCCCGCATATGCACGCCCTCAACATCAAGTTTAGTGGCTGTCCGGCGTGGCACAAGCGGAACAAGGTAGCCTTCAGAAATCAGTCGATTGAATGCAATCACCCCCGTTATGTCGAAACATACGTCGGTGAAGATGCTTGGTGTTTCACTCTTGTCCGGATTAACCACAGGGCTGGTGATGTGCCCATGCCCAAGCCTCCACGGAGTTGCTGTCAACCCTATGACCTTCAGCATGGGGTTCATCGCGAGCAGTGCGTTAATGAACGTTTGATACATTGTCGACTCAGCTGGGCTTACCAGATGCGCTTCGTCAACAATAATCAAATCAACGTGCCCGAACAACGAAGCCTTATTAGCTACGGAAGCGATGCCAGCAAAGGTGATCGGACGATTGTGGGTCTTCTGGTTCAGGCCTGCACTGTATATCCCCGCTGGCGCAAAAGGCCAGACCATCATCAGCTTCTCATAGTTCTGTTGGATAAGCTCTTTAACGTGTGTCAGGATCATCACTTTCTGGCCTGGAAAGTGCGAGTAGATTGACTGCAAGAATCGAGCGATGATAATCGACTTGCCCGTTCCCGTAGGCATAGCAACGACCGGGTTTCCGGAATTGCTTCTGAAATAATCCCAGATTGATGCTACTGCTTCAGTTTGGTAAGGCCGGTCCCTGATCATCAGATAACTCTCGAGCGCTCGTAGTGGCTGCAACCAGTTAGTTGTGTCTTCTTATCAATCGGGCCTGGGCAGACAACGTTTGAGCATTGCCAGACGCCACCGGGTGCAGGGTCAGAAAAGCGGCAAGTTCGGCAGTTGATGTCCGGCGCGGCGCCAAGGTGGCAGACGGGTTTGTGGTCACAGAATCTGCACTTCCAGAAGCCTGGGCTAGGATTCAATTTGTCGGGCGGCGTCTTGCTCCAGATGATTTGCTCACCTTTGTCAAGATACATCTGAGCCAGAAGCGGGTCGACCGTAAGAACCTCAGCGTAGAGATCATCGGTGTTCTTGTTCACCGCAACGTAGAGCGCGTGACCGATTCCCATCTTGTGCATATAGAGGTTCATCTGAACATAGTGTTCGAACTTTGCCTCCTTGACACCTTTCCCGGGAAACTTCGTAGTCTTTCCTGCAAGGTAGTCACGCCAGTCTTTCAGCGGACCAGCAAGCTCAATAAACGATTTTTCGCTATGCGTCTTGAACTCGCTCAGTGCAGGAAGCCCGGGCGGTATATCAGGAACGTTGATTGCGATACCGTCACCGCTGCCGCCCCCATGCCCGTCGCCAAAGTGGATACGAAACTGTTTCCCGTTTTCGTCCTGCTGATAAATCTGGCAACCAATCATCAGAAGCAGCGCAATAAAACGAGCTTCTTCAAGATGTCCCCGGTTGAACAACCGCAGCATCCGCCCTTCAAATGCCCCTTTTGTTGTCCAGTGAAAGTTATACCAGATTGCCCGATTGCACTCTTGCCCAAGAATGGACGCGCCAAGGTGCGACCTATGCTCTTCTTCATCGGTGCGATATGCGTCGCCTATATGCGGAATGACTTTTCCGAGCCATCCACGAAAGGAAGCACCTCCGTCAGCTGCAACGATTTCGTCGATTCTGCGGAGTGTCGCAAAGGCGACTTTTACGTTTGTCATCTGTTCCTCGCTGACTGAAAATGGCGCCCGTTTCCAGGCGCCTAGTTGAGGCAGCGAGCGTCAGCCGCCAGGCTTCTGAGTCCACGGAGGCGCGAACCCCTGAGCGGGGTGCGGTGCCTCGGGCGCAGCAGGAGCACCAGCCGCAGCGGGCGGAGCGCCAGGCGCAGCGCCACCGGGTTGCCCCCAAGGCTGCTGACCTGCCGGTTGCTGCCAACCCCCTTGTGCGGGCGGCGCTGCGGGCGCTGCGGGCGCTGCGGGCGGGGCAGGGGGTGCCGCTGGTGCAGCAGGCTGAGCAGGGAACCGAGCACGAAGATCAGCTTCGCTGAGAACTTCGTTTCCGGCGTAGTAGTAGCCGGGTGCGCTCGGATGTGCCAACCAACCCGCAGGCGGGAACGCTGCGGCCGGCGGGGCGACCGGGGGTGCTGCCGGCGGAGCTGCGGGCGGTGCTGCCTGGGTCTGTTGCGCCCAGGGCTGCGCGGGCGGAATCTGGGCAGCGGGCGGTGCGGTAGCGGCCGGAGCACCAGCAGGCTGACCATCGACAGCTTCGTTGATGTTCTTGAAGCTGCGAAGCTCGTTCGACGGTTCGTAGCCCTCATCCTTCTTGACGATGGCTTTCACCTTCATCGGGATGTTGTGGAGCTGCTGCGTATCGCTCAGCTGCAGAACGCCGGCAGCGTGGCAAAGAGCGGACAGCTGGCGCTGAGCGATCTCGGACGTCTGAGCGTTCGTGTGCTGCAGATTGAACCGGGCGAACAGCTTCCGGCCCTTGTATTGGCCGTCGAGAATGGTGAACCGAAACTGCGTGTAGCTGTTCACGCCGTCCTTGGTCGGCTTGTTGCCGCTTTCGTCGATCGCCGCGTTATACCAGCCAGCGGGAACGACTTCGATCCCGTTGTCCGGTTCAACTTTGGACGCGTCAAAGTGAAGTTGTGCCATGTGGAACTGTTCCTTTACTGGCGGTTGAAGATATCAATCCCGGTCTGCGTATAGACCGCGTGAGCAAGCGCGTTCCATCCATTCTGCGGGGGAGCTGGGATTGGAATTTCCCCCGTGATGCCAAACCTGTTCCCGGCGGTATAGCCTGGCGTCCTGCTCAGACCCAAGACCCGCCCCTTATTCTGGGACATAGCCTTGGACAAGTTATCGGTTTTGCTGACATAGACAGGTTCGTAGAGAAACCCGATAATGTCAGCCCATTGGGTCATGCGTTCACGCTTCCCATAGGTCTTCTGGTTTTTCGGGGAATGCAGAAGCAAGTCCCACGAATCGTATTCGCCCGCGGTAGGGTCCATCACCTTGCTTGAAAACACGTGGCAGGTGAGAACAATGTTCAGACCCCCGTAGACCGCCAGCGCGTCAAGTTTCACAAGGATAGCGTCAAGGTCTTCGTTGGCAAGGTTGTATCCCTTCCCATAACCCCCGTGGCAACTTTCCATCGTGATGATTTTCTTGCTCCCAGGGCGGTAGAGCGGGTCGCGTTCGATCACCGCGTCATGGATCATCCGTTCCAATGCGGTGGCACTGTCAAAGACAAGTGTCTTGAATGGGAAATTCCCTTGCTGCGCATACATCGTCACTTCGTCAATCAGCGAGTGGACTTGCGCAAGCGTCTCAAGCCTTGGGGTCTTCGCAACAGCGACCCCCGCGAACCCGACTTCCAACGGAACGAGCAGCGCGCCGGGCGCATAGCTGCACAAGGTAGTCTTGCCGAGCTTTTCCTGCCCCGCAATCAGAATTCGCAACCCGGTCCGGGTGGCACCCGTCGTGATTCCACCAAGGATGCTCTGGCTCATGACATGTCCTCTTTCATGCGAATGCTCTGGAAGGTCGGGAATCGCAACTTGTCCTTCACTCCATGCGGGAAGTATTGGAATTTCACAACCCTACCAACAATTTCAGCGGGGTGCAACAGGTAATGCGCCCGCTCTTCAGACGTCATTTTGCCAGCTGCGATTGTGATTTCTTCACCAGCTTCGAACCGCTTATTCGGCGTTTCAATCGGCGCAAGAAGTTTCGCAGTCAGCGTGCCGACAAGACCGTTCTTGACCATGTTAGCTTGATGCGTGCTGCGCTCAGTGTATCCGAGCGCGTTGATTGTTGCTTCGTTGTTGTTGGTTTCCCCTTCGTGGACAGCAGTAACCACAGCTTCAGCGTCCATGAACGCCTTGATGCGCAACAAACCGCCTTCGCGAATCGTGCTGCGGCCTGACTTGTGTGGCGCGTGCGGGTCACGAAGAATTGTTCCTTCGTAGCCAAGTGCAGCGTTGACATCAATCCGTGACTGAAGCTCGTCCATGTTGTGGCAGAGCACGCCTTCAACGACTTGCACGTGACGGAAAATGTCATTCCCCGCTGCGCCAAGCTTGGCAACTTCCTGATGCAGAATCTGAATTCGCTGCATGTAGGGCAAGCCTTTCGTGTCAGCCCGAACAAGATCAAACAGGTGCCAAGCAACCCAAGGCGAACCATCATGCGAGCTGAGTGCGCTTGTGGTCATCCTGCACAGATCAGGATGCGTTTCAACTTCAACCGCCATTTCGCCATCGAAACCAAGGGTTGCGCTGTGGCTGAAGATACGGCTGACATACTTGTTGCCGAATGGCTTCAAGCTGCGCCCGGTGACCTGCCCGAAAAGGTTGATAGCGCGAACCCCGTCGATTTTGGGCTGCGCCAGAACCGGAAACTTGACCTTCTCCGGGTCCCAGTCATCAGCAAGCATTGGTTTCATTTCGGCGCCTCCAGTTGCAGCTGAGCAATGGTTCCGTCCGGTTGCGCTTCAAGAGCAACATAGCCGTCACCGGGTTTCACGCAGAGGCGCCCGAACTTGTCCTTGAACAGCGGGCCCTCATACGCCAACAAGTCCAACGTGCAACCCTCAACACTGGACTTGCCATCTGCGTTCAAGCGAACAAACCCGCCGCCGAACTTGGCAAAGAGCTGCCCACGATATTCGTAGATATCACAAGGCTTGTAGATGCCTCCTTTGCGAACAACTGCGCTTTGTCCGATCAGTTGGGTGAACATGCACTAGACCTCAGCTTGTGGCGAACCTTCCGCATTGCCTGCTTGGCACGCTGGTCGCAATGGTTGTTGGCGGCAAAGCGTGCCCCCGGCGCATCACTATGCCCTTTCACATGGCGAAACTGAATTGTCAAATTCTTATCCGCCTTGTATCCGTCAAGGAAGCTTACTGCATCCCGTTCAGCCTGCTCGCCTGGAATGCGGCGACCTTCAAACGCCGCAATCGTGTTCTTGCTGTCAGTTTGCACAAGGACAACATCACCCGGTTCAACAAGGCCCGAGTTAACAGCTTCGACAAGCGCGTTGCAGACAGCTTTCATTTCAACTTCAGTCGGGTTAATGCAGACCCCTTTTATGGGTCCAGCACCAGGCTTCTTTCCACGGTAACTGGCAATCCAGTAACCGAAACCTCCTGCCCCTGTCTCGGGGCAGAAGGAACCATCAACCATCAGGGTGACTTGCATTAGGTCTGCACCCTCTTCGGGATCACAATCTCCAGCGACGGTGAACCGTCCTTGATGATCAAGCACTGGTCAAAGTAGTGCCGTTCGTTGTCGGTCAGCTTGCGGTATTCGCTGATCGCCAACTCGGGCTTCCACCTGATCAGTTCGTCAAGTTTCAAAAGCGGAACCTGCGGGACGGTTCCCGGCGCCTTGCTTTCGCCCCAGTTCTCTTCCTGCGCCTTCTTCAACGCATCCAGCGCCGCGACGTCAACCTTGCGGTCGATCACACGGTTCGCCTTCAGGACTGCACCAGTCCCATCGCCGATGTCGTAGTTGTTGGTCCCTTCCTTGGGGTCCTGGAAATAGTGGCGGTAGATGCGCCCGCGGAGCAGCGCTTCAGCTTGCTTCACCTTTGCAAGCGTGTCTTTGAGTTCATACCACTGCGCCAGCTCTTGCGGGGTGACGGGGTCGGGGTTGATGTCAACCATTGTTCGGATCCTTCGGTTTCTGGCCCAAGAAGCGTCTCTGGGCAGGTTTCGGGGTTAGTTCAGGCAGTATAAGCGGCGCGGGGCATTCTGTAAAGAGGGCTGTGTGGGCATAGCCACCCAAATAGCCGTCAAACACGAAGTATTGATCTCCGCGCCGCAAAAGAACGACACCAACAATGCCGGAGTCATCAAGAACGAGCTCCTCCTTGGAGCCATCGCTCAGCTGGAGGAGCGCACGCATCAGTTCCCCTCCGCTTCCGAAAGCTCGTCGATCAGCTGGTCAACCTTTGCCACCAACTCATCAAGCGTGTCACAGATTTCTTCAGAGGTGCTCTGCGCGGTGTCGAGTGCATCAGCGGCAGCTTCGATTGCCTGCCCCCGTTCAGCTTGCTGCAACCCTTCAGAAAGGTTGTCAAACTTTTCACGCTCTTCACTTGCGAGCTCTTCGATCTCACTCTTGATGTCGTCAAGAGCTGCGACCCATTTCGCAATGAGCTTTCTTCCTTCTGCGTTCATGTCAAACTCCTATCAACGCGGGCAACCCCGCAGAACTAACCTTAAACGCCATTCGGTTCGATTGCAACACCTAATTTGCCAAATCGTCAACTGCTTGGTTAGGCAGCTGAATAATCTTGAAGGCTTTCCCGTGGAAGTTGTAGGCGTCAGCAACCGCGTCTTTCTTGGCTTCCATAATGTATCCCGAAGCCATCATAGATGCAAGAGCATCATCCAGCGCACGGTTTGAACCTGCCTTGTGGTTAAGGAAGGATGAAACTCTCTGCGTTCTGACTTGCAGATAGCTTCTTGGTATAATCGCGTTCAACCGCATTGGCTCAGGAACCTTATAGCCATCTGGAACAGGTTTCGACAGGTAATCGTGCATAATCGAAACAAGCTTCCGCTCGCGTGATTTGTCACCCTGTCCAACGTCGCCGCTTTCAAGACGCTTGCTCATAATTGCTATATCTTTCCTGACCACAGCTTGCGCCCACTGCACCTGTTCCAAGGTGATACAAGGTGTCAGCCAATTGTCAGCAACCGCCAGAAGCCCTGCAATTCTGAGTGATTTAAGCGCAGCACGGTTCCACATCTGCCTGCGCGATTCGTCGTTCGTTCCATTGATTTTGTTATCACACTCGAGCTCAAACGATTCCATCAGAATGCGAGCATCTTCGGTGCGGTTGATCAACTGCGAGTAATCTTTCGCAGTCATGTTGTCTGCCTGCTGGGCGATAGAATTGAGTGCTCGCTTCATATATTCATCAGGTGCGGTCAACGGAAGCTTGTTCGCTTCAGGGCGCAATCCGTCATATTCAACAATCAGGAAGCGTGACATAAACCCGTCTTCCATCATGCTTTCAGTCAGCGAGTCGTAGAATGTCCCCGGTGTTGTTTCGCCGATCATGCTGTAGCTGACACCGCTAATCGATGCAACGTTGTTATCGGTTGCGCTATACCCGATGCCCCCAACTATAGATTGCGGGCCTGACTTCTGGTAGAGGTTCGTCATCTGCGTTCGCAGTGTTTGGATTGGACCATCTCGTCCATCCTCATGCGCAAGACGCTTCAGCTTTCGCCCCCACTCACCACTAACATTCAGGAAACACGGGTTAGCGACGCAAGCTTTGATAAGCGCAGGACCGGAAGCGTATTCTGTGAAGTCGACAAACTTCTGGAATGCAGGGTTCTCTCGCTTGCAAGCGCTCACAATCTCACTGATCCCGTTGTGCATCGTTTCTTTACCGATAGCAGATTTCGCAATCAGGATAATATAAAGGTTCAAACCAGACTTTGGAATGTGCCACGCCTTACCACACAACCCGGCCAGCAGTCCAAGGGCTGCAACGATAGCAACCTCCTTGACCGGACGGTTCGCTGAGTTGTAGATATACCGTGCAATATGACCCGTGAACCCCGGCGGCCAAGGCAGCCCGTGCTCGCCGGCTTGCAGCGCCCCTTCAGTAATGGGTGCCAACCCTGCCAGCTGCACTGATTCGGGCGCTGGTGCCTGCGCTGGTGCGCTGCTGCCCGCAACGTGCAAAGGTGCCTCGCTGCGGGATTGTGGGGCACCGAATTCAACGGGGGTGGCTGCTACGCCCGTCAACCGTTGTATCTCAGCGGCGGTGCGCTCGCGAACGGTGCGGTTGGCTTCAGCAAATGCTTCAGCCTGCTTCAGCATGATGCTAATGTCAGCGCGCTGTTCTCGAGCTTCACGTTCCCTGATTGTGGTTAACGTCAAGTTCAAGTAACGATCGTCCTTGACAGCCTTTTCACGCTTGCCCAATCCACTCTCACGGAACAACCGTCTGCACTGAGAATTCGATGGACTGTAGAACGTAAGCATTGACATCAGCGCAAGGTCAGCTTCAGATTGGGAAGGAAAGTCAAGTTCCTTCCAACGGCCTTCCCAAAGTGGGATAAACTTTTCGCTGTTGGCTGCGCGGAATGCAGTTTCAAGAACTGCCCAGTCATCTTCTCGCTCAGGATGTTCCTCGAGCTTAAACTCACCTGGAGCAGGCATCATCCGTGAAACAAGGTTAGCCAGCATCAGTCGATTATCACGAATAGGGCGTGACATCACAACTTTACCAGTGCTGATAATGAAACGCTCCTGGCTGTATACCTCAACCCCGTCACGACGGAACCCTCGACCGACGTTACCTTTTATCCAAACGTGGACCCCTTTACCTCCACGGCTCAGCTCGGTGTAGCTGTCGAACTGCGTCATGATGCTGGTATATCGGTCGAACTGCTCAGGCGTTGTCCACAGGTGTGGCTCTGATGGGTTGCTCTGCGCGTCTTTGACGTCAAGGTCAATACAGGTAAACGGGTCAGCTTCATGCAGTATGAATCCAACGTCATACCCTGCCTGCTCAACAATGCTCCCATCTTTCAAAACATGTCGAGTGATAGTTTGCCCGTTCTCCCAAGCGTATCGCGCCGCTTGCTCAAATGGCATCCACTGACTTGGTTGCGTCACTGAAGCGTGGAACAACTTTCCATCTGCACCAATTGACATTGGTGCCTTACTGGCACCCGCGACGCACCACTGCGCCAGCTCCTTGAGCTCGTCAGGGATGGTCGGCCATCCCGCTGCCCGGTCATTCATGCCCGCAGCTCCCCGCGCCTTGCTTTCAGATTAATGCGCCAAGCGTCAAGGTAAGGCATGACTTCACTGCGCTTCCAGAGCTGCACTTGTCCACTGCCCCCATCAATCAAAATGGGCTCAGGAAGCAATCCCCTCTGCTTTCCTTGGACAATAGTAGATCTGTTGATATTCAGGTATTGGCAGATTTCCCTGGAGGTTATATACGTCTTGTCGAATTCTTCTTGTGCCGTCGGCATACTACCTCCAGGACCCGTGTAACGGGTGAGCATAAACAACCCGCTGGGGCTTCGCAACACCTGTTTTGCAAGTCTAAGCTAGCGCTAGCTAACATCAGCCTGAAAAGCGCGGATTTCTTTTGCAAGAGCTTCGAGAAGCTCGGGCGTTGCCGGGTCCATCACCGGCCTTCCTGACAGACCGTCAATCCTGGTTTGCAAGAGCTTGCGGGCATTGTCACGCTTCTGCGAAGCAATACCCCGTTCGTAGACAGCTTTTGGAAATCAGGTCTGCCTGCCTCCACTTGCTTGACGGATTGATCTCATGCCCCCTGTTGTTGAACCGATAAACGACGGGGCTGCTCGCGGTCGGGATTTCAACGACAACCTGTCCGCTCGGAGTGATCTTCGTCACCTTACCACGTTTCAGACGGCTGTAAGCATCTGAAACATACGCGTCACCGCCGACGGACAGGTTCAGCCTTTCAACCAATGTGGTCATCTCACACCTCCTTTCCTGCAAGTTCAATCATGTGAAGTTCTTCCTGGGCGCGGGTTGCTGCAACATAGCAGAGATTCAGTTCTTGCTGCTTCTGCCAATCCTGGCGGGCCCACTTAGCAGGGCACTCAGCGCGGCCCAACCAGAACACCCGCGGAGCTTCCAGCCCCTTGGACTTGTGAATGGTCGCCAGGACAACCGCATCAGCCTTGTTGGCGAACAGGTAGTCAATGCCTGCTTCCAGATCAGGGATGGTGCGCTTGTTCTCTTTCAGGTTGTCGATCAGGAACAGCAAGCTCCCAACCTTATCCTCGAGCGCTTCAACTTTTGCATCTTCTTTCTTCGCCCGAAGCTTTTCGGATTCACGCTCGAGGTATGCTTCAAGCTTCTCTTGAAGCTTGTCCAATCCACGGGCGTTCATCTTCTTGATCAGTGCCTTCAGACCCTGCCCGATCTCACGTCCCATCACCGTGGCAGGCACATTGGCGCGGATGCAGCGGTAGGCAACCGTCAGCAGGGGTGCAGTCTTGCGACACACAACCAGATCACCGGAACGGAAGTCTTCAACTTTCCAGTCGGTGCCATGTTCCTGCACCAGCCCCTCGGGCTTGCCCGGCGCTGCTTCAATGTGCGGGACCCACTGCTGGGCGTAGGTGACCACACTGGTCGGGCAACGGTAGGTGATGGTCAGCGGTAGCGGGTGGCAGTTGAACTCTTCACGCAAAAGGTCCATGGACGCACTGTCCGCACCGCGGAAACCGTAGATGGCTTGCGCGGAGTCGCCCACCGCAACGATGCGCGCATTGGGGCGCATGATCTTCCGAAGCACCGCGCGCTGGATAGCGTTCGTGTCTTGTGCTTCGTCAACGAACACGAAGTCGAACTTGGGCAGGGTAATTCCGTCCTTGACTGCGAAGTAAAGCATGTCATCGAAGTCAACCATCTTGCTGGCGTTGGACAGGTCCAGCAACTCCCGCGCAACCTCGATTGCACGCCCGAAGTCAGCTTCATCCGCGTCGGGCTCGATGTTGTGGTGCTCGCACAGCTCGATCCACGCATATTCTGTGTCCTGCACCAGGCACCCAATGCCAACCCCGCGCGCAAGCCCCACCAGCTTCTGCGCGAACGCACCATACAGGCGGACGTCCTCACCGCTGAACCGTTCCTCCGTTAGCTTCCGCAGCTTGTTCATCTCAGGGTCACGCGCCCCGCGGGCACGCATCACGGGCATCATGCACAGCGAGTGGAAGGTGCGTCCGTTGACGCCAGCCTTCTTCAGCTCGTCAGCGATGGACTTGTTGAACGCCAGGAAGATTGCTTCTCCCTTGACGTGCTTGAACGCCTCCTTGATGGTTGCGGATTTGCCAGACCCTGCAACAGCTTCAACGATCCCGTTGCGGGTGTCGTGCTTCACAAAGTCAAAGATTGCGGTCTGGTAGGCAGACCAAGTGCGAATCGGTGCGGACATTTCGATCAATCCTCTAGACGGGCACCATTGCCCATGAACAAAAGTAGCACAAGGGAACTAGATGTTCAAGAACTATTTGCGGATAGCGCTGAACTATTTGCACCCGCCCGACATTGCGGTCCGGTTGCAGGGTTGCGGGCGCACTGGTGGGAAGGTGCGCCCGCATGGGATTCGTCTACTTGGAGAAAGCCTTCAGGAAAGCTCGCACCTCTTTGGCTTTGTCACCGCGCCACCGGGTGATGTTACCCAGGATGTAGAGCGCCTGCACCTTGCGCGCGTAAGCGTCTTCCTTGGGAATCCTGTAGATGCCTGCGTAGGCGTAGTTGACCGCGTAGTTGACCTGATTGACCTGCTTCGGGTCATTACCAGCGTCAACGATTGCCTGGCACGCTTCTTCGAATGTCATCTCACACCTCATAGTTGATAGACTTGCAGGCAGCTCGGAATCCTTCCAGATGCTCTGCGTTGTCAGCCACGGTTCCGTTGTAGAAGAAATGCCGCACTTCGTTTGCCTGCATGAACAGCGCAACCGCAAGCGGATTCCGCCCAAAGAAAATCCAGTGCTTCTCTTTGGAAGTAACAACTTCCAGCCCGAATCCTCCGTAGTAGGACAGGCTCACAAACTTGGCACCAATCATCGCGTTTGGAATAGTCTGAACTCCTCACATATCGGCGAGCCAACCTCCCCGTGCTGCAACCCTAGCACAAGGGGTGAACTAGCGGCAAGCGAATTGTTCAGCTACTTTGGAACTTCCTCGAGCAGCACCTTGCGCGCATTCGTTGCGGGCACGCTTCCGATAGCATCCGTGCCTTTGTTGAGCTCACCGTTCTGCCCAATGAAGAACAACAGATGCGCTCCGGGCTTCGCAAAGGCTGCGAAGCGAGCGCTGCTGCGGTTGTGGTCAACCTTGTATCCACGGGCCGTCAAAGCGTCAATCAGGCGCGCTTTAACACTGCGCCCAGCTGCCACCGTCTTTCCGTTCTTCCGTGCTGCAAGGTGCAGGGTTTCACGTGCCATGAGCAACCTCCGTTGCGATGTAGATAACCTTGCGGTTCCCGTCATAGGTGACGTGGATGTCGCCCTGGCTGTCAATGCCAACCGTCCTGACACCAGCTCCGAACAGCGAAGGCATCAGATTTGTCAAATGCACAGGCCGGATAAGCAACGCCGGATCAGGCACGCGGAACGCAGCTTTGACAGCGTTCTCTTCAGCCTGCTTGCGCTGCGCCTCAATCTCAGCATAGCGGCGATCTTCCTGCCTGTTGTATTCTTCATACTCCAGGTCAGGCTTCTCCAACCAGCGTCCAACGCTAGCTTCGAACCTGTCAAGCATCCGTGTAAGGAATTTCATTTCTTCACCGCCTCTCTGACCAGTGTCATAATGTAGTCGTGCGGGACACCCGCGCCAAGGCGCCCAGCGACATCCATCTCGGAAATCGCACCGCGCCCATCCTGCACCGTAACGCTCACAGACCCATCAGGATTCCTGAACAGGTTCAGTGTCGCAAGGTGCGTTGCAAGCTTCGGCGAGCCAACCATCATCCGCCCTCCTTCGTCTCTACGAGCAGAACCGCAGTGTAGAACTGGACGGTGATGTCCTGTCCGAACTGCTCATAGGCAACCTGCCTGTCGTGGCCTTCGACCAGATAGGACTTACCGTCCTCATGGGTCGTCACCCGCATGAAGTCAAGCGTGTCTCCAGGCATAGGTTTTGCATCAGACATTCTCTTTTACCTCCGAGTTGTCAAATAATTCGAGCCACTTCCAGTGCAATCATATCCGGCCCATAGACATGCTTCCGAGTCTTGAAGTGCCGCCCAGTGCGCTTCGTGATGCGGTTGATATAGACGTTCACCCGGTTCTGCAGCACGCGCGCCTCGGCCATCGTGTGGACCTGCCACACGAGCGATTCCATTGGCTTCAGCTTCAGAAGTGGATACTTGGCGTCGGCCGGATCCTCAGGTTCGTCAAATTCCACGCCCGCGGCAAGCAACTCCTCGATTTCCTGCGCCATTTCCGGGCTACAGGGGCCGCACCAGGGCGCGTGCCAAGGGTCTGTGGTGACCACAGGCATTGGCTCAGCTGGCACCAGTGCAGCGCTTGCGGGCTGTGCGGGCACGGGAATCGGGGGCGGTGGCTCAGGTGCAGGAAAGAACGTCGAAGGGTCAAATTCTGCAGGGTCACCCGTGTAATGCTGCAACTCCCGAGCGGCAACTTGCTGTGCATCTTCGACGCTGGCGATGCCGATATATTCGGCTTCGTCAAATATCGGCTTGGGCGCTGGTGCGGTAGTCCATTCGTCAGACATGGTATGTCCTCAACGGGCGAGAGTGCTGGCGCAATGGTTGCACGGTTCAAATATGGATAGCAAGCTCAAATATTGAGCTCGAATTGTCAAATTTTACCCGATTGTCAAAATTAGCCGGAACTGCCAAAATTTTGGGCTATAAAGCGAGTTGTGTAGCCCTTTAGCAATTTAGCTTAAATAGTCGAGGGGGGTATATACCCGAAAAGCTGTGTAGCCGGCTATAAAGGGGCTATAAGGCTATAAGGTAGGCAACGGGTTGAGGTTAAAGTGGGTTGTGTAGCCTGCCGATCTTCGAACGCTAAAAGGGGCTATACGGCATTTCTCACATTGCTGTTAAAGTGTTAAAACTGTTAATTTTTACACCCTATAGGGGTCCCCTAAATCCCTACTATTCGAGCCAACCTTGCGCTAGTTTTCGAACTACAGATGCTTCGGATAACAGTGTGCATCCACTCTAATTGCATTATATCCACAATTAGGCCTTGCGATGCGGTTGCCCGGCGTGCTAGGGTGCAGCTAGGAACCTTTGAACCTTGGATACTGAATCTGAACCTTCGGAGACGTCGGCCTTTCCGACTGCCTAAGTTACTGGCGATTGGGATGTAACTCTAGCTGACGTCTCCACTACACCCCGAACCGCCACAGGGCGAGAAGTAGCCGCCACACCCCTCTCCACTATAGGGGTGATGCCAAATTAGCCGACGCTCTTTGATAACTTTGATGCTGACCGCCAGCCTGCCGAGCTCGATAGCTTTCTACATCTGCAGATGTCTATTGGCGGTCGTGCGCGCTGCATCCGCGAACCTCGAGGTTGTGGTCATGCACGGGGTCAGTCCCCTGCTCACGAGTTCACCCCGCCAGCTGTGTCTGCTAGCGGGGTCAACTGGTGCGGGTCAGGTTAGCAGTGGATGTTCACCTTCTTCCAGGTGCCCGCGCTGTAGGTCTCAAGCCAGATCGAGTGCAACCGGACCGGGGGGAGCGCCCCCGGCAGGTTGTGCGTCCGCGCGAACTTGATAAGCTGTCCCTCACCCGCTGCTTCAACCGCAGCGCGCGCCTCCTGCTCGTCAGAGTAGTCCTTGGACTGCACCGTCTCGGCGTAGCGCCCAGGGGTCCAGGTGCGAGCGTCGTATACCGGGGCCAACATCACTGCCACCCTCCGATGCGCCCCTGGAGCACAACCCGCAACGGGGGTTCCTGCTCCCGCAGCTTGCGCTCCAGCTCAGCCGCCTCAGCGCGCGCCGCAGCACGCTCAGCGGGGGTGTATTCGGGGTGACGCGCCTCTTCCCGCAGGATTGCGAGCTTGCGGTGCAGGTCTTGGGTCGGGCTCATTGTGCTTCCTCCGGTTCGCAGGTGTAGGTGGCGGGCGCAGTGGTGTAGCGCTGCAAGGTCCAAGCGACCTCTTCGCAGTCCTCGGGGGTGTCGTATGCTGCGACCAGCACGTCAACCTCGGGGGTGCTGAATACCAGCACGGTGGCGGGGTGGGCGTTGGCAACCGTAGCGGTTGCAAGCAGACCGCTCAACGCGGTCAGTGGTCCAAGGTGCTTCAGCATCAGTTTTCCTTCCATTCATGCCCGGGGCCCAGCGCCCTGGAGCTCATGTGGTATGCGTTGCAGTCGTAGATGTCCAAGACCTCCTTTGCGCAGAAGTCCTCGGGGAAATATGACGTGTATTCCCCAGCGATCATCCGGTCGTGGTCCCGGAAGGTGACAACGTTGTCGTCATGCAGGACAGCGACAATGCGCTGCCCCTGGGCGGTGTAGCGCCGCCCGGTGTTGAACTGAATACGCTTCTGCATCACAGCCACCGCGACGTGACGGTTGCAAACGTAGCGGACGCAATGACCGCACCGAGCACAAGCGCGGCGGGGTATGCGCGGAGGTATTCCATAGCGAGTTCGAACATTGGTAGCTCCTACTTGATGTGGCGGGTGAGTCAAACCTCCCCGTGCTTACAAGGTAAGCCCTCGGCCGACCGATAACAAGGGCTGTCGAACGGAAAAGTTAGCTCACCTGACGACAAAGGGCGCCCGAAGGCGCCCGATGTGCTTTGCGCGGGTTGTGGTCAGTTACCGGCGTCGGGTTCCGGGGTGCTGGCAAGCTTCTCGTCAGCTTCGGCGTTGCGCGCTGCTTCGTGCTGGGCCAGCTGCTCCTCGGCGGTCGGTGCAGCCCACTTCTTCCAACGGTAAAACTCGATCGTCGCGTTGTTGACGTTCCACTGCATGGTTGCAGCGTGCTCCTTCACCTGCTTCACCGTCAGCGGGGTATCGGGGTTCAGCGCTTGCATCTCAGCACAAGCATCCCAAACGCTGCGGCACGCGCCACCGATGCTCGGCTGTTTGATACCGTTGCGCATCACCCGGTCCTTTTCGATCTTCAGCCCGGTTCCTTTGATCTCCTTCGTGCTCGGCTTGCGGGGGGCAACGTAGGGTTCGCGCACATCGCCCCACTGTCCGCCGCACCCCATGCACTCCCAGTGCGCAACCATCCCTTCCTGGTGCAGCGTCACCCCGGGCTTGTTCGCAGCCTCGTCGTCCCGGGAAACAACCCCGTTGTCGAAGTGGTTGATACCGCAGTGCGGGCACACAGCGGTTTCAGCGCTTTCCCCCTCGCCGAACTCACCCAAAGAAGCGAGGTAGCTCGCACGGTCCGCAAGCGCCGCTTCGTCCGCTGCACGCTGGGCGCTCAGCGCAGCATGGTGAGCGCTCAGCGCGGCCCGCATGTTGTCGTTGCTCATCCCACCGTAGGAGATGCGGGCGTCCTTGCAGGCTGCGCGAAGGGTGGCTTTGTTCATCGAAGCGAAGTCCATAGTAGTTCTCCTATCTTGCACCGTAGGGGTGCGGGTTATGCTGCGCAGGTGCAGCGGAATGGAGGTGCAGCGCACCCCCTAACCGCTACACCTCCGACATGCGCTTCAACCATGCACGGAAATGCGCACGGTCCAGTTCCGTGCATTGGGTGCGGTTGTAACCCCGCACCATGTTGCGGAAGCGCAGCGCGCTAGCAAGGGTTTCGACGCAACCGCTGTTTTCGGCGCTTGCGACGTAAGCGTCGGCTTCGGCAAAGCGCAGCGGGACGGGACGGGTAGCTTGCAACATGGGTAGCACCTTTCGAGCTAGGGGTGAGCCAACCTCCCCCCACTCCACTAACATAGTTCCAGCTGGACCCAATTACAAGGGCAATGGTGGGATTTTTCCCACTATTTTTAGGTCGACCGGATGTAGTGGTTTGCAATGTTTGCAGCCCAAGCTCTTGTGTGGGGCCCTATAGGTTGGGCCGACCCAGGTCGTAGCCCATACGAAAAAACCCGATTTGCCACGTGGTGCCGGCTAACCCCTTACTCGCCCCAAGGGTCAAGGGACCGCAGACCTACGCTGTAGCGGCCCCTTATGGGCTGTGCTGGCAGACCTACCCCTTGCAAGGGGTGCGCTTGCTTGTGCCCAGGCAGCATCTATGCTGCTGTGCAGCATCATGGTGATGGGTGCTGCTGTGCAGGGGTAAGTGGTGCTGCTGCTTGGGTGCTAGTGGATGCCCATCCATACATATGCCTAGATGGATATGTGTTGTCCATGGTGTTACACTATAACAGCTAGGCCGTCAGGCAGGTGTCGCCTCGAGATGGGGCCGGCCACGTCCCCCTCCTCCCTCTGTGGTCCGACGACGATTCTCGCGATCCGAGCCCGACCAGCCTCTCGCGGTTTTTCGTTATATCTAACCCTAGTCTGCCCTAGTTCTGATTGTTTGCCGTATAGCCGGGGGTAGGCTAAGTTCTGTGCAAATCGCTCACCCCGAGCAAAAAATAGCGCGCGCCCCTAATTCTGAGTTTATCTAACTTTGCCTGTGGGTCCTTTGAGCAGTGAAAGCGCCTCTTCACCGCTAAAGCCATGCACAAGGAGAAGACCAAGAGCAGTTCCAAGGCAGTTCTCACAGTCTTCAGGCTTGCCACCGACTGTGTTGCTGCAACCTTTTCTGAATTCAAGCACAATGTCGTCTGGTGACATGGCAGGAACACCGAGTTCAGCAGGTGTGGTCATGTCAAAACCTCCGGTATTCGTCCGACTTCGTGAACCAACTGTGCAACGGGGTTAGACTTCCGTCAATTTCTTCAAGCTGGTATGCAATGCAATTGAGTTGCTCAGCCTGATCCGCAGCAATGCAGAGCTCAACGATGCGTGCTCGGTGGTTCGGATCGGTGATGTAGTCGAAACTACAGCCTGCAATCAGCATGGACATGGTATTCAGGTCGTCTATTTCGGGCATACGCATGATTTTCTCCGGTTGTTTGAGAAGCTAGCTCCTTTCGGAGCTAGCCAGCTGAAACAATCAGTCTTTCTTGTCTTTCTTGGGCTTGCTGCCGCTTGGGTTGTCCGGGTCGTTGCACCCGCGCCCTTGGCAGTCACCTTCATCGCCGTTCCCGTGACCATTGTTGTCCTTCGGGTCGTCTTCGTCATCCTCGCCATCTGGCGGGTCTTCATCATCTGGGTCTTCCTCGCAAGGAGGATCACCTTCGTCATCATCCTCATCGTCAGGCGGGTCACCTTCATCGTCATCATCGGGCGGGTCGGTGTCGTCATCCGGATCTTCAGGTTCGTCGTCATCGTCCGGAGGGGTTTCATCCGGCGGCCTCGGCGTAAACTTGGGAACCATGATATCAGAACCACTGGGCTCGGTGACCACAGGAACAACTCCGCAGTCACAGTCTGTCAGCTGCTCAGCTGTCATCCAGCGGATGGTGCAGTAGGCGGTTTCACCCGCTTTGTTCAGAATTCGGACGCTGCACTGCATCCTTTCAACTGCAAGCGCTGGGAAACTCAGCGCGCAGAGTGCGGTTGTTGCAATAAGTAGACGTTTCATTTAAGCCTCCTTGTTTACCGGGGACCGCCCGGCGCGGATTCACTTGTTCAGCTGCGCTAGCGTGCGCAACCGTTGCTGAGCGCGAGCTAGCGTTCGTCTCCAGAGCCGCGCAATGCGTCCCTGTCGGTGCGGTCCTTCAGCTTCTCAAGGTTGATCATTGCAGCTTCTGCCAGGCTGATGCCAAGCTCGTTGCAGATGGCGCTCAGATACCACAGCACGTCACCGACCTCTTTGATGATCAGGGCCTTGCGACCATCAGTCAGCTTGGCGTGTTCAAGATACACAACAGCAGTTCCCGGGTCATAGGGTATCAGCCCGTCATCCCGCATTGCCTTGCCGACGTGCTCTGCGAGCTCACCCGCCTCCCCATTCAGCTTCAGGGCGCAGTAGGCAAGCCCGAGCGGGGTGCCCTGGCCGGGGTAGATCGCTGACTTGGTTGCGACTTCTTGGTAGACGCGCAAACTTTCGTCAGTGTTGAACCGAGCAAGGTCGTGACCCGTGATGCGGTTGATTGTGGTCATTTCAGACAAACTCCTTGAATCTGAAGGTTTCTTCGTGTTGCTTCTCCAACTTCCGCACAACGTAACGGAAGCGTGGCCCACCGTATTGGAGGGCTGTCTCACCTTGCTTCTTGTTCTTCCTGAACACCCCAAGAACAAGACCAGTCTCTACCGTTGCGCAGAGTCTGTATTCTTGCCCGGGTTCTTTCAGTTTGAAATTGACGTAAGTTGTCATTTCAGCAACGCCTCAAGAACGTCAGCTGCATTTCGCAGCCTTTTTACCCATCTAAGCACGGCAGCCTTCGAAACAGGTTGCTTCTTTTCGATAGCAAGAGAAATTTCTCCGTTGACGCCTGCCATAGCGTGCCACGCAGCAGCCAGAACTTGCCCGGCGCTCATTACCATGGCCCTTGAAAGCTTAGTTGAAGCCTTCGTTTTGGCGCGTCTTCGCTATAAATATGACAGATTTCTTTGAAAGGAAGGTCAAAATGCTCAACTGCAATCGCTTTCGGCGGGTTTCTAAACACTTTGCGAGCGCCTTCAGTTCTTTTTTCAGACGGAGGTTCTTTGCTGTAGTATATAGCTGGGCACCAGTTGCCACGAAAGCCTTTTTCTTCAACGAACCACTTCATCTGAGTTTCCTCTGTTGTGTTGACCTACAGTTAAGCAGGCACTCACCCGCGTTGCAAGTAAAAAACGCCCGTTGTGAACAGTGTTTTGCCCTTGCGATGGCGCTTACCTGTGCATTAAGCTGCCTGAACACGCCAGTCACGGAGTTGGCAATGCTGAGACGTTTCTTTCTGATGGGGTTTCTGAATGACGAATGCACGCATTGCAAAGGTGCGGGCTTTCACAAGTATCCGGCTCTTCGGCCAATGGTTTGCGAGACCTGTGACGGCACAGGAAAGAACGCTAACCCACTCGCAACGATTGTTTGGATCTTTGCGATACTGGTTCTGACGTTCGGACCCGTTATCTGGTATTTCAGCTGATGCCAAAAGAGCGCGGAACGGTTCTTGGGGGCGGTGTTCGAAAGGCATACGCTAGCAAAGGGGATGACACGACTCTTTCGAGATTCGTGAAGGTTCATGGTGCTAAACCGCTGAGACAGAAGCCCAAGCAGGGCTGGCTGAAAGGAACTCGTTTCGACGTTTCAACCATAGGCAGGTCGGTCTTTTACCGCAACGGGGTCAAAGCTCCGGATAAGAAACCTCTTGTCAGCGGCCACAGCAATGCGAAAATTGGACGCGATGTCCGTAAAGGCAGATTGTTCCGCGGATACTGGATCTATACGCTAACGCTTGAAGAGCGGGCAACCTGCCCTCGGAGCTGTTTCCACTGGGACACTTGTTACGGCAACAACATGCCTTTTGCGAAGCGAGTTGATCACACTGATCATCGCGCCTTGCAGCAAGCTATTGTCGACCAACTTTACATCGAATTGAATAAAGCTGGTCGCGCTGGTGTTCTGGTGCGCTTGCACGCTCTCGGAGACTTCTTTTCAGTTGAATATGTTCGCTTCTGGGAGCGACTGCTTGAACACTGGCCCAGGCTTGCTGTCTTCGGTTATACCGCGTGGAAGCTGAATACGGAAATTGGCTGTGAGGTGGCAAGGGTAAAGGGGCGCCACGGCAGGCGCTTTGCAATTCGCTGGTCGGATGGGTGGGGCGCAGAGGATTGTGCAATTCCAATAGCGTTTGAATCCGACTGTCCTGACAATGCGTTTGTCTGCCCTGAGCAGACAGGCAGAACCGCAGCTTGTGCGACCTGTGGCCTCTGTTGGAACTCGACCCGTAACGTCGCCTTTCTGGAGCACTAGATGAAACTGCCTGAAACTGTTCTCGTTGGTTGGAAAACGTTCAAGGTTGAAGATTGGGATCCGAAGCTTGCTGCGTCAAGTCGCCGGTATGGTGAGTGTGACCATACGCCAGCGATCATCCGCATTGACACTTCGCACAGCCCCGAGCAGGTCCTTGAGACTTTTTTGCATGAGCTGTATCACGCAGCAATTGAGGTTGGAGGCCTGGTTGCAGGACCTGGACCTCAATGGGACGAGGAGCGTGTGGTCACATACTTCGCGTCATGGCAGTCAACTCTTCTCAAGCAGAACCCAGCTCTTGCAAAGCTGATCTGGCAGGTGTATGGTGCAGCAGAAGGAGAGACCAAATGAAACCTCAGAAGCAACGTTATCGCCACAAGCCTGAAGAAGGCATCTACGGGGATTGTCACCGCACTTGTATCGCCATGCTTCTTGACATGGATCGTGATAGCGTTCCGCACTTTGCTGAACAGCATCCAGATGATTCGCGGTCATTCCAGCGCGCCTGCGAGGACTGGTTGAACGCCCACGGGCTTGCTACGGTCAATATACCGTTCAATGCAAGCCTTCAGGAAGTGTTTGATTTCATGCGGGTCGTGAACCCTGGAGTCTACTACATTCTTGGCGGTGAGTCGAGAACCGGAGTTAACCACAGTGTCGTCGCTGTGAACGACATGATTGCTGCCGATCCGTCGTTGAATGATTCTGGAATTATTGGTCCAACAAAGCCTGACGGGCATTATTGGGTGACGTTCTACGTTCCAATGAGTTTGAAGTTGAATTCCGGATATGCTTCCGACCCTACTTATGAAGGGATTAAGGAGCCCGCGGATGATTGACTTCTTTGATGAGATGTTCAAGAGCGCACAGAGCCCTTTCGCGCCGCAGCTAACGCCTCTGCAAATGATGGAAATGGGGGTGTTCGGGCGCAGCTACTTCACCGAGGCAACTGAAGAAGATTTTGAAGGCCTTGCGCCTGCAGTTGAAGAGCTGGCACGGAAGCAGGTTGGGAAGTATAGCCCCAAGCTGAACCGATTTAAGGTTCGCAGCGGTGACAGTAAGCAAGCCTGGGCAGCGCAAGGATGGTTGAAGCCGGAAGACCCGCTTGGCTGGTTCCATTGGTATTGCCGATATCACAACGGGCGTCGGCATATGCGCGACGAATGGCAGATTGAACGCTGGCGCAACTTTGGAATTCGTTGGGGCAGATTTGGTCGAGACCAAGTGCGGACGCGCGGATGGTGTTCCCCTGTAGTCAAGCAGAGTCTGCTCCATTGGGCGTATGAACCCGAGACAATTCTGAGGATTGGCAATGGACCTTCTTGAAAAGCTTGACACCGCCAGGCAGCACGCTCACAATGGCGGGATTCCTGTTCGTCGTAAAGACGGAAAGCTCTATGCTCTACTTTCCGAATGCCTTTCGATCTGCGAAGAAGTGATTGCTGAAGGTATGTTCGAGGAACTTCGTCAACTGGCTCGGGTTTCTGTCAATGAGCGCAAGCCTAGAGGGTCTGTAACTCGTGCTGAAAGCAATAATGGCCGAGGCCGCAACTATGTCGAAAAAGGCTCTGACGCTTTCATCCTTGTCTGCAGATATGTTCTTAGCGGGGTTGACGAACGTAACTCGTCTTATCGCTACGCCACAACCCTGCGTGAAGCGCACCGTCGGTCAATCAGATCCAATGATCTTGCTTCTTGGCTGAAAGAGAACGGTGGCGTCAATGCTCTTTATGGGCGAGCAATCTACAAAGGTGATATCAACAGCAAACGAACACTTCATCTGAACGAAGCTGTTTCATTTCCCCGTGAAGGTGAGTTCACCATAAGGTTGAAACACGACGGAAAAGGTTTCTTCGACGTTGTGCAAAAGCCCTTGCGATGTGACTAGTGTTGCGCTAGCCTACGTTCAACAGCAATCGGAAAGGTTATACTGTGCCACCCATCAACGTTCGTGCCAAGGGGCAGACAGGCGAGCGCGAAGTCGCTGACATGCTGAACTTTATTATCTACAAAGCGATGCAGCGTTGCGGAAAGCCCGAAGCTGAATGCTTGAAGGCAATGAGCACGGTTCAACGCAACCAGAACCAGAGTGCAGTTGGCGGAAACGATCTCACCAACTGCCTTGGCTTGTCGATTGAAGTCAAGCGTCAAGAAAGCCTCGCGATTCCGCAATGGTGGCGCCAGACGGTTGCTGCCGCTGAACGGAACGGAGAAGTGCCTGTTCTGATTTACAGGCAGAACCGCAAGCCCTGGCACGTTCGTTTGCCAATCTTGATCCCTGTCCCGGGTCAAGTCGTCCAGGGTTCGATGCCTGCGGTGGGCGAAGTGGACATTGACACGTTCAAATCCTGGTTCGCTGAATGGGCGTTCCGGGCAATTCAACTGGGAATGGAGGTGAGGTCATGAGCTACGGTGACAAGAAGAAGCCGAAAGGCAAAGGGGGTAAGCCGAAATGACCCCGCTCACGCCTGAGCAAGAGCTCAAACTGAACCCGCCGAAAAGGCGTGACATTTCCGAGCTTGAAGCTTGGGCGAATCGGGACATGCGACCCGTCGTGTCTGCACAAGGCTACGACGGGCGTCACTGTGGTGGAAGGTTTGGAAAAGACGATGGTGTCCTCGATGGTCTTGGTTGGATGGCAACGCAGGATCTTGACGGGCAAATCGAGCTCAGCGCGTCGTTCAGCCACAAGCGTCCCAACAACTTCGAAATCATGCGGTTGTTCGGCAAGTTCGGCTGGACTTATTTCCGCGAAGAATCCCGAGCTGTCGGACGCGTCCGGCATTTCGTTGTGCAAAGGGGAATCACATCGTGATCACAAAGATAGGTGACCTGATCAACCGCGTGACAGCTTCGGTCAGACAGTTTGGGATTGACCCTCACTCTGACATTGTGGTAAGGGTTGGTGATTTTGGTCATGAGCTGCCGATCGAGCATCTCAAGGTCCAAGGGGGTATTCGGCCGAAACTGGTTCTGCAAGTGAAGTCACAACCATGACGGAACCGTTTGAACCTCCTCGGCGTTTGTCGATCTGGCTTTCGCATCCTGCCTATCACCCATCGTATGCGCGGGTTGGCATCAAGTTCAACGGCGTTGAGCGAAACGATGTTCAGTGGTATGATTTGGACAAGCGCCAGATCCGTATCAAGGACACCAATGAACTGTTGGAAGGCGATATTGTTGCCTTCTGGCGCTACCCTGAAACCCGCCAGCAGAGACGTGCTCGCGAATCCTGGGAGAAGAAAAATGTTCGGAACGATCTGGGGAATGGCCCTTCGGGCGCAACTGGAAGCAAGAGTGAGGGCTGAAACAAATGATCGACGCGCAAGCAATTCAGAAGGAAATCAGTCAGCTGACGTTGCGGGGGGTTTCCCTTCAGCAACAGCAAATCGCTCAGACCCACTTGTTCAACGCTGCGGCGATCATGATGGACGGGAATATGATGGACAGCCACCGCGCATCCATTCACGCGGTCGTTGACGAAATCCTTGACGGGAATGCGCGGATGTTTGCGCTGACCCGGCAGCTGAACGCCCTGTAGGGTTGCAGCTTGCACCCCGTGAAATTTGCCGCAGCGTGCCAGCTAGCGCTGCGGCCGTAGGGTAGGCCGCCCCTAACAAGCGCACCCTACAGCGTGGCCCCTGCTGGGCTACAGTGAAAGGCCCTTGCTGACTGTCTGGCTCCTATGCTATGGGTTGTCCACCGACGGTCGATGGCGACTCGGTAATTCCGCAAGTTGCCTAGAGGTGCCCATGGAAAATCTGATCGATTCTGTTGCAGGCACGTTAGCGGGCTATGGCGTTCTCGGCGCCTGGGCTCTCTATCTTATCTGGCAGAGCTGGCAAAAAGATAAAATCATTGAGCGCCGCGATGATCGAATCAATGACTTGATGGATCGGTCAGCTCAACGTGAAATCGATGCAACTAAAACATTGACAGAGCTGACAATCCTTGTCCGAGCAATCGGAGGGGGTAAACAATGAGCTTGCGCACAATGTTCTTTGGCGAATCGAAAAACACGGTTGCTGCCCGCAAAGAAGAACGATATGACGAAGCAGACACCATGCTTCGTGAACTTGAAGCGAAACGTGAGCAAATGCGGGAGCAACTGTCCCAGGCGCTGCACGAAATTATCAAAGGAACACCTGGAACATGATTACGCAACTCACTAGCTTGATCACGGTCATGAGCGCGCTGGTGGCATCGCTGATGCTCGTGCTGGTGGTTTACGGGTTCAGACGCTACATCAAACGTCCCCGCACCGCTCCAATTGACTATATTGCAACTGGCATTTGGATGATGGCTGTCGCGAAGCTTTTGAGGCTTCTGTGGTGGGACGTTGTTCCTTTCACATTCCTTCCAAACCTGACAGAATTCCGTGTCGCGCAGCATGAAGTCAATTGGGTCTTTGACGTCATTGTGGTCATTGCGTGCTGGTATATGCTCAAGGGCATCTACATCATGGTGGAAGCCAAAGAGCCTGGCAAGTATAACGTTCTGACCGCCGTCTTTTATCCCAAACGGCTGCGGATGTGGTTGATCTCACGCCCTGATGAAGAGGAATGAACATGACCCCTTGGATTGGCGCAGCCAAGCGCATTGAAGACATCGACATTCCCCGCATCGGTCATGAGATTGGTGTTGGGGAGGATGAACTCCACGCTGTGATGGATGTTGAAGCTCGGGGAACTGGTTTTGACCGTCAGGGGCGTGTCATCATGCTGTATGAACCGCATGTCTTCAACCGCGAAGTTGAGCCAAGCCTTCGTGCCGAGGCGGTCGCGCAAGGCCTCGCTTATCCCAAGTGGGGAACCAAGCCCTATCCGAAGAGCAGCTATCCAATCTTTGAGCGCGCGCTCGGATTGGACCGTGATGCAGCTTTTCGCTCGTGCTCTTGGGGCTTCGGGCAGATCATGGGCTTCAACTGCAAACTGGCTGGATATTCCACCGCTGAAGCGATGGTTGCTGCTTTCGCTGCTGACGAAGAAACGCACCTTGAAGCGATGGTGCGGTTCATCAAGAATGCTGGTCTTGATGATGAACTTCGCAGGCACGACTGGGAAGGTTTCGCTCGCGGATACAACGGTTCGGGATACGCGAAACACAACTATCATGGAAGGCTGGCTGCAAGATACAAGTTCTGGGCAAGCAAACCTGACACGCCCTGGGAGCCTGGAATGCGCGGATGCAACTGCCCGGCGGAGGCTGCCTGATGTGGAGATACCTGTCCGGAGCGATGCTGATTGCTCTGTTGGCTGCGGGAGGTGTGGTTATGCACCAGCGCGCCACCATCGCTCAGCAAGAAACCGAAATGTCAGCGCTCGTTCGCGAGCGCGACAATCTGAAGAGCGAATTGTCTGTTGCTGCTGAGCGTCTGCGCCAGAGCCAGCGTGCTCAGATGACCACAGCTGAAGCGCTGTCTCGCGCCCAGGAGGCTTCGAGGGAACTTGCGTCCCTCAAGGATTGGATCAAAGGAAACGAAGATGCGCCGATTCCTGATTGGTTTGTCGATCTGCTCAATCGCCTTGGTTTCAGCGTGCGGCCCTGAACCACAGATTGAGATTCGGACTGAAATTGTCAGGACCGAAATTCCGGCGCCGCTTCTTGAACCTGTTGAAGTGAGAGCACGTCGGGTGACTGGTCTGCAAGGTGTTGGCGAAGTTCTTGTTGATGCAGCTGATGCGCTTACGCGCGCCAACTGCCAGCTGTCAGGGATTGACGCCATTGACCGTGAAGCTCGCGGTGCTGAACTCCGTGATTGGAGCAAATGGTGCCCCGTAAAGGCAGAAGAAACTCCGACGAAATAGGTCCAAAAGGATTATTTTTATCACCTGTTGCAAAACGAGTGCGGTCTCCCCTATACTCAGCACGAAAGCACCTCTGACATACTAGGGATTGGGCTATGGACTCGGACGCAAGATTTTCGGAGCAAGAGCTCACTGCTGACGAAATCGCTCTGCGCGATTCCTTCGTATCTGAATATATGCTGGACTTCAACATCTTCCTTTCAGCTATCCGGTGCGGGTTCACAGCGGCTCACGCTTTGGATTGGGGGAAGAAGCTTTTCGAAGATGCTTATGTTCAGAAACGCATCATTGAGCTGACCCGCAAGGCACCCGAGAACCCTGAGGCTCAAGCCCAGGCTGACAAAGAGCTGATTGCGAACACCTATCGCAGCGCAATGGCAACGGGAACCAAGGCTGAACAAATTGCCGCGGCACGAGCGCTGGCAGCAATGCGTGGATTTGAGAAGCCCGATACGGTTGGCGATGCTGCTGCTGCACTGGCTGACGTCATGCGCGAATTTGCAACTCGAGCTCCTGTGTAATGACGAACTTAGTTCTCGAGCGCCAGATGGCGCGATGGTATCAGCTGAAAGAGCATCCTGTCCAGCGTTCACTTGTGAATGCTGTCGAGAACGGCATTCGTTTTCCAATCGTTCCCGCGGGACGTCGATCAGGCAAGACTGAACGTGCGAAACGTTTTGTCGCTCGCCAAGCGATGTGGTATCCCGAAGAAAAGTTCTTCCTTGCTGCGCCCACCTATACGCAAGCCAAGAAGATCTGGTGGGACGACATGAAGATGCTTACACTGAGTTGCCTGCATGAGCGGAAGCCAAGTGAATCAGAGCTCAAGATCTTTCTTCCGAACTCTACTGAGATCCACATTATTGGACTCGACCAACCGCAGCGCATTGAAGGCATCAACTGGACAGGCGGCGTCATTGACGAAATTGCTGACGTTAAGTCTGAGTCGCTTGAAGCTAACATCATGCCTGCACTTAACACGGTCAATCCAACAAGACCGTTTTATCGTGCCTGGTGCTGGTTCATTGGTGTTCCAGACGGTCTGAACCATTATTACGATATGGCTGAATACGCCAAGAACAGCGGCGACAAGGACTACGGATATTTTCATTGGACGTCTGAGGAGATTCTTCCTGCTGACGTGATTGAAGCTGCTAAACGGACAATGTCTAAGAAGCAGTATGACCAGGAATACCGCGCAAGCTTTGAAACTGCAGGCGGACGCATCTACGAAGACTATGGCAAGGACAACTTGTCAAAAGCTGAAGTAATGCCTCACGAAGTCCTTCATTGGACCCATGACCAGAACTTCACACCTCTGTCAAGCGCAATTGTTGTCATACGCGGCGATATGCCATACCTTGTTGACGAAATCGTTCTGACCAGTGCAATCAGCAGGCAGTCCGCAGTAGAGTTCGTTGAGCGGTATAAGGACCATGAGAACAAGACTGTTTATATCTATGGTGACCCCGCAGGTCGAGCTGGCGAGAAACATGGGCACAAATCTGATTATACTGAGATTGAAGAAGTTCTTCGCTTGCATGGTTGGAAGTTCGAGCGCAGAGTTCGCCCTTCCCATCCGTCTATCAAAGATCGGCAGAATGCGGTCAGGGCGCGTATCAAGAACGCAAAAGACGAAGTTAAATTCTTCGTGAACCCTATTAAAGCTCCTTGGAGCCACAAAGGGTTGAGCACTGTGCAGCATAAGGAAGGGTCGACTTTTCAAGAAGATGATACGAACAAATATCAGCATATAACGACTGCGATAGGTTATTTTATAGACTGGCATTGGCCCGCTGGACGATCGCCCGGCGGTAGTGGTAAGGTAACTGGCAACTTCTAAAACGGGGGCAGCCCAATGGGCCTCGATTCCAAACATCCTGACTATCTGTCGCACATTGACGACTGGATTATGATGCGGGATTTCTATCGGGGTGAGCGGGTTGTCAAATCGAAGACGACCACATACCTTCCTGCAACTTCAGGTATGATCATTGACGGAATGGGGAAGGCTGCTTCTGGGCGTGTCAACCTTGGGCAAGCTGCCTATGACGCGTATCTTACCAGAGCATTGTTCCCTGACTATGTCAAAGAGGCGGTTGAGGCGTATATCGGTCTTCTGCACCAGAAGTCGCCTACTATCCAACTGCCTAAGGCGCTGGAGCCACTTCGTGAAAAGGCTTCGCTGTATGGTGAATCCCTTGAGATGCTTCTTCGCCGGATTAACGAGGAGCAGCTCGTTAGCGGTCGGATGGGCATTCTGCTTGATCTCCCCGGTGAAGTGACGTTCGGCCCGGATACAGTTCCGTATATTGCAACGTATGTTGCTGAATCAGCAATCAACTGGGACGCTGGCCAAATTGGTGAGGGTGCAGCTAAGCTTGAATTAGTCATTCTTAACGAAAGCGGTGTTCGTCGCAATCAAAGCTTCGATTGGGTTGTTCAATCGAAATACCGTGTCTTGGAGCTGCACAATCCCACAGAAAGTGATCAACTCCAAGAAGGGATTGAAAATACTGAAGCGGTAACGCCAGTTCAGCAGACTGGTAGAACATATCGTTTTGGTGTATTTACAAGCGAAGGCAATGGTGCGCCATCCTACGTTGAAACTGACATGCGAGAAGCACTCTGGCGCGGTCAGACTTTGGACGAAATTCCATTTGTCTTTGTCAATTCGAAAGACATTACCGCTGAGCCTGATGAGCCGCCGTTGATGGGGTTGGCGCGCCTGTGTCGTGCGATCTACTGTGGCGAAGCTGACCTGCGACAGAACCTGTTCATGCAAGGCCAAGACACGCTTGTCATTTCCGGTGAGCGCAAAAAGCCTGTTGATGCAGTGGTTAGTGATACCGCTATTCGCACAGGCGCAGGAAGTATGATTGAGCTTGAGCAGGGTGGGACAGCTGAATATGTTGGTGTTACTGCAAACGGGCTGAACGAACAACGTGAAACCCTGAAAGATGATCACCAGCGGGCTGCATCTCGAGCTGGTCAGCTTATCAACACAAAAGCAAACGGTGTCGAAAGTGGAGATGCGCTGAAGACTCGTGTTGCAGCTCAAACCGCTACACTGAACATGATTGCATTAACGAGTGCAGCCGCGCTCGAGCAGCTTCTGAAGATTGCTGCCAAATGGGTTGGAGCTGACCCTGATGAAGTCAAGGTGCAACCGAACCTTGAATTCTCTGATTACGATATGACTGGCGACAATCTTGTTAAGCTGATGACAGCTCGGAAAGAAGGCGCGCCGCTCAGCAAGGAATCGATCCATGCGCTTATGGCTGATCAGGGCCTGACCCGTATGGACTTCAAGACTGAGATTGCTACCATCAAGAAAGAGGATGCTGATATGCCTCCTCCTGCTCCTTCGTCTGGCACACCTGGAGCACAAACGACCCCCGCGCCAAAAGAACCCAAGCCTGGGGAAGAAACGAAAACGCCATAAGAGGAGTTGAACATGGCACTGAAGGCAATTCTTGATTCAATTGATGATCTCCCGGACGCCCTGAAGGGGGAATACGTCCAGAAGGGGGACAAGTATGAGCTCCAGGTTGAGGGAATGAAGACTGAGGCTGACGTTGCCCGGGTCCAAGAAGCCCTCCGCAAGGAGAAAAACGATTTCACCGCGTTCAAGGCGCAGTTTGCCCCGCTGGCGGGCAAGAAGGTTGAAGACGTCGTTGCTGCACTCGACCGCATCCCTGAGCTTGAAGCTGCCGCTCAGGGAAAGCTCGATGACACCAAGATCAACGAGATTGTCGAGACCAGGCTGAAGGCGCGCGTCGCCCCGATCGAACGTGAGAACACGCAGCTGAAGGCGACCGTCGCGGAAAAGGATACGGTCATCGCTGGCTACGAGGGCAAGGAAAAGACCCGCAGCATCCATGATGCTGTGCGGAAAGCTGCGAACGCGGTGAAAGTTGTCCCCGAGGCAATCGAAGATGCCCTGATCCTTGCTGAGCGCCATTTCCAGGTTGACGAATCCGGCCGTGTGGTCACAAAGGATGGTGTCGGGGTGACGCCTGGTATCCAACCCGAGGCCTGGTTCACCGATCTTCAGTCGACTCGGAAGCATTGGTGGGGCGCGAACATCGGTGGCGGCGGGAATGGGAATCGTGGCGGTAATGGTGGCGCTGACAACCCGTGGACCGCCGAAAACTGGAACATGACCAAGCAAGGCCAGATCGTTCGTGAGAATCCGCAGAAAGCGGAACAGCTTGCGAAAGTTGCTGGAACGAAGGTCGGCGGCCCGAAACCCGCCCCGAAGAAGTAAAGTTCGCAATTTTCGGGCTTGCGTGCTAAGGTTGGTCCATGCTACTGTCACTGATAAGGTGGCATGGGCCAACCTCCAACACAGGCGTTGACCGAGCATGGGTTCGGATCAGTCTGGAACAAATCTGAAACCAATCCCAAGGAGATATGTCCCATGGCATCGGGCATCACCAAACTTGCTGACGTCATCGTCCCGGAAGTCTTCAGCCCCTACACGCAGCAGATGACGCAGGAGAAATCCCGTCTGATCCGCTCCGGGGCGATCGTGATGGATGGCGCACTGAACACTGCGCTGGCTGGAGGCGGTCTGACGTTCAACGAGCCGTCGTTCAAGGACCTCGACAACGACGCTGAGAACGTTTCGTCCGACGACAACACCACGACGTCCACGCCGAACAAGATCGGCACCGCAACCGAGATCCAGGTCCGCCTGTCGCGGAACAACTCCTGGAGCTCCATGGACCTTACCGGCGACCTGGCTGGTGAAGATCCGATGAACGCCATTTCCAACCGCGTGTCCGACTATTGGGTGCGTCGTGTGCAGGCTGCGTTCGTTGCAACCCTGACCGGCGTGTTCGCTGACAACGACGCGGCTCCTGGCGGCAGCGATACCCACACGGCGGGCGACATGACCCACGATGTGTCAGGCGCTGTGTTCGCTGAAGGCATCACCAACTTCACCGCTGAAGCGTTCATCGACGCGACGGCCACCATGGGCGACTCCATGGGGAATCTGACGATGGTGATGATGCACTCGTTGGTCTATGCCCGGGCGCAGAAGAACAACCTGATCGACTTCGTGTCGGACAGCGTCAACGGCAACGCGGTTTCCATCCCGACCTTCCTGGGACGCGAAGTGATCGTTGACGATGGCGTCACCCAGGCGGCCGGCGTGTTCAACACCTGGCTCTTCGGTGCTGGTGCGATCCGGATGGGTATGGGTTCGCCCAAGGTTCCCACCGAAGTCGATCGCGCGCCTGCTGCCGGCAACGGCGGTGGTCAGGAAGTGCTCTACAACCGCGTCGAGTGGATCATCCACCCGGTCGGTCACGCCTATGTGGGCACCCCCGCCAACGGTGGTCCGTCGAACGCCAGCACTTCCAACAACCTGGCGAACGCTGCCAGCTGGAGCCGGCGTTTCCCGGAGCGCAAACAGATCAACATCGCGCGTCTGATCACCCGCGAATACTGATCGGTCGCAGGGGGCGTCTAACGGCGCCCCCTAACGCAACCTCTGGAGAAACATCGAAATGGGTAAAGGCCTCGCACGTTCGCTGGCACGCGGAAAGTCCGCTGTCGCACCCATCATCAAGCAGACCATCGGGCTTGATGATGTCGCCATCACCGTCACTGCTGTCAGCACTGCTGTCGGTTTCGGAACCGCTGTCATCGGGGATTTCCCCGCCGGCAACATCCTGTTCCTTGGCGCAGTTTCCTATCTGCGCTTCACCACGGCGGACACCGACCTGACCGCCACCTTTGACGGCGACTACAGCATCGGAACTGCTCCGACTGCCGATGCCACGCTGAGCGGCTCTGAAGTTGACGTGATTCCGTCGACTGCGCTTGGCGCAGCAACTGCTCGGGTCTCCCCCGTTGCGCGGGGCGCAAGCGCTGCCGCTCAGACCGGGGTGATCTTTGACAACACCGACGGTTCGCTTGAGCTGAACCTGAACTTGCTGATTGACGCTGCGAACATTGCAGACGATACATCAGCGACGTTGACGGTTGACGGTGTCGTCTACGTCTCCTACATCGTTCTCGGCGACGATTGATCGCCCCCAACCTGGAGTTGAAAATGGATATCCCGGCGCTTCAAGCGGTCCTGCAGAAACTGGATGTCACCAACGACACCCATTGGACGGCGGACGGTCAACCCCGCCTTGACACTGTGAAGATGATGGCGGGGAACCCCGGCGTCACCCGTGAGCAAGTTGAGGCCGCTGCGCCGGGGTATTCCCGCAGCAACGCGGGCAGCTACACTATGCAACCCCCTGCCGCTGCACCCCAGGCCGGGGAAACCGGGACCGCCCCTGTAGAGGCCCCTGTTGCGCCCCCTGCCCCAGCTGACATCACCAACCCCGAGTCGGAGGGTTCTGATGGTGCTGCTCCCTTTTCCGAGGTCAAGTCCGAACAGCCCGCGCTGGTCGACGGAATCGGATCTGCCGGTGCAGAAGATGACGTCGCATCGCTGGAAACGAAGCTGGCCGAAGCGATCGCGCATACCCAAGAGATCCGTGAAGCCTTGGACCATGTGAACAAGCTTCTGAAGGAAGCGATCGCTGAGGAAGACCGTCTGCGGGACTTGCTGAAGGTGGATGAACGCACGTCGAACATCCAGGCGATCCAGGGCTACCTCGCCAGCCAGAAACGCATTCTGGAAGATCGCGCCCGTCGGCGTGCTATCATTCAGGAATCTGGCGTCGACCTGAAGGAGCTCACCGCAAACCTGAAGGCGCCGATCGACGCTGCAATGGCCCGTCGGACAGGCCGTGGTGGTTCGCGTCCTTCGATTCCGCTGAAACGCTGAAAGGGGATCAACGGTGCAACTTTCAAAGGACCGTCGGCAGCGGGCAAAGATTGACGCGGTGAGGTTCAAGCCCCTTATCGCAAGCCCTGCCGTTGGCCCTTTTATCATGCCTGGCAGCGCAACTCTCTTTGCTCTGAGCATTGCGGGTTGCGCTGCCGGAACGACTGCCGCAACCTACACCTCGAGCTCTGGTGCAAAAGCAGTGAAGACGCCATTGCTTGTCGCAGGGGGGTTCACGCCTATCGGTTTCGTTGAAAAAGGCATCACTCTTACTCCTGCAACAGGCTTTGAAATTTACATGGATTCAGGCCTTGGTCGCAGGGTGAAAATCGCGAAAGGTGCGTGATGGCATTCACTGTCGAAGATGGCACGGGTGTAACCGACGCCAACTCCTGGACCGATGTTGCGTTTGCTGACGCATACTTTGCCGACCGAGCTATCACCGCTTGGACTGGCTCGAACAGCGTCAAGGAAGCTGCGCTGATCCGCGCAGCAGATTACATCCATACTCGGTTCGGCGCAAACTGGATTTACGTCGACCCCGATGAGGTTGATCCGAACGTTCTTTACACTTTCGGCGGAACGATCCCTGTTCTTCTGAAGAAAGCTCAGAGCGAGTATGCAGTTCGCGCATTGACCACAGTGCTGGCACCTGACCCCGAAGTTGACGCCAGCGGGGTTCAGACTGTGGTTATCCAGAAAGTTCTTGGGCCACTCGAGAAGAAATTCCAACGAGTTGGCAATCCGATGTCTGCCCCGCCTTTGCTGCGGAACTACCCTGCCGCTGACCTGCTTCTTGCTTCGCTTGTCAATCCTGCAAGCGGAAGGACGTATCGCTGATGTCACTCGAAGACGATCTTGACTTTCTTGAGCTTGCACATGAGCTCATCAACGAGAACGGTCGGACCGTCACCGTTGGAAAGATGCTTGACGTCAAGCCTGATGCTGCCCGACCCTGGAAAGGAGCAGGCACTGGTGTCGCTCCTGGGTTGAATCCGAGTTACACGGTCAAAGGCGTCTTTCTTCCGGACATGACGCTTGGCCTCATTGGTGGCAGCGGATTCGGTCGAATGGACAAGATCGAGGAGCTAATCAAAGAGTCTGAGCGAGTTGTTCTTGTTGCTCACCCTGATGGTGTAACGATCGCAAACTTCACGTCCTGCAACGTTGTTGTTGATACGGATGGGCGGTTTCGCATTCATGCTCGCAAGGTTCTGATGCCTGGTGACACGCCCATCTTTTACGCATTGGGGTTGATTAGATGACGCCCGAGCAAGCGGTTGACGCAATTCTTGACATCTTCAAAGCTGCCTGGGATACAACTGGATATCCTGCGCTTTATGATGACAAGTCGGGTGAAATTCCCACTAGCGAAACCCCGTGGGCTCGTGCTACTATCAAGCACGCTACAGGGGCTCAATCGACTCTAGCTGGTGCGTCTGGGACGAAACGGTTCACTGAGACTGGGACTCTGTTTGTTCAAGTGTTCACGCCTGTAGGAGATGGCTCGACGGCGTGCTATAAGCTGGCTAAAGTGGTGCGAGATGCTTATCGGGACGCACGCGATCCGGAACTGTGGTTCCGCAACGTGTTCTTGGAAGAGATCGGTATCAACAAAGCCTTCCGTCAAATCAATGTCCAAGCGACATTCTCCTACGATGAGGTGAGATAAGCACAATGGCTGACAAAATCGACTCCAACGTCACCGGGCTGAGCTTCGCTGAAGAAGCGTCGCTTGGCGTTCTTCCGGGTTCCCCTGTCTGGCACGCCCTTGAACCGAACAGCTATTCGGACTTTGGCGGGCAGATCAAGACGGTTGCGCGCAACCCGATCAACCAGACCCGTCAGCGCAAGAAGGGCGTCATCACCGACCTCGATGCTTCTGGTGGCTTCAACCAGGACCTGACGTTCGCGAACACTATCCGCATTCTGCAAGGGTTCATGTTCGCAAACATCCGCGAGAAGAAGACCACGAAGCCGCTCAACAGCGCAGCGATTCCGGTCACTGGTGTCACCGCCGCTGACGACACCTTTGCTGCCGCGTCTGGTCTGAGCGGGTTCCTGGCGAACCAACTGGTGCTGGCTTCCGGGTTTGGTGTTCCTGCGAACAACGGATTGAAGGTTGTGGCGTCTGCTTCCACAGCAACTGCTGTCGTTGTCGGTGATGGGTTGGTTGACGAAGCTTCCCCGCCTGCTGATGCAGCTTTGCAAGCGGTCGGATACCAGTTCGCCAGTGCCACGCTCAATGTGGTCATGTCTGGTAACATCTGCACGCTGTCCCGCGCCTCCGGAACGTTCGATCTGACGACGCTCGGTCTGTTGCCGGGTGAGTGGATCTTTGTTGGCGGTGACAATGCTTCGCTTCGTTTCGCCAACAACCAAGGGTGGGCCCGTGTCAAGAGCGTGACCGCAACTCTGATCACCCTCGACAAGACGAGCTGGACTGGTGGCAACGAGACGGGCACCGGCAAGACGATCCAAATCTTCTTCGGAGACATCCTGCGGAACGAACCCGCAGCGGCTGACATCGTTCGTCGCACCTACCAACTCGAGCGCACCTTGGGCGAAGACGATGATGGCACGATGTCTGAATATCTTGTTGGCGCAGTTGCCAACGAGATGACGATCAACATCCCGATGGCGGACAAGGTCATGCTGGACATGTCGTTCGTTGCAATCGACAACGAGCAGTATACGGGACTTGAGGGAACGAAGTCCGGGACCCGCGTGCCTGTCGTTGAAGAAGACGCTTACAATACCAGCGTCGACGTTCGCCGTGTGAAGCTTTACCAGTCGGATGATACCAATTCGGCACCAGCTCCGCTCTTTGCTTTCGCAACTGAGCTTTCGCTGATGGTGAAGAACAACGCAAGCCCGAACAAGGCTATCGGGGTTCTCGGTTCGTTCGAAGTGACGACCGGCACGTTCGAAGTTGGTGGTTCCTTGACCGTCTACTTTGCCAACATCGAAGCTGTGCAGGCGGTCCGGAACAACGCGGACATCACCCTGGACATCTGCCTGGTGAAGGACAACAAGGGGCTTCTGATCGACGTCCCGTTGATTGCTCTTGGTGACGGTCGTCTGTCTGTTGAGCAGGACCAGCCCATCACGCTTCCGTTGGAAACGATGGCAGCGCAGCATGGGACGCTTGGCTATACCCTGCTCATCGGGCGCTTTTCCTACTTGCCCGACCTCGCTAGCTAAGGGTAAGGTGCCTGGGCGGGGGTGCAGCTCCCGCCCAACCACACAGGAGAAAGTCCATGTCGCTTTTCAAGCAGTTCGCAACTGACCCGGAACTCGAGAAGAAGGGTATTCTTCTTGACTACGGCAAGAACGCTGATGGCACCAGCATCTGCATTCGAATTGCCCGCGCCGGGGGTGCCAACAAGCAGTTCGACAAGCGCATGGAAGCGCTGACGAAACCGATCCGCCGCCAGCTCCAGAACGAGACTGCTGAAGCTGAACAGATTGACACCATCTTCCGCAAGCTTTGGGCCGAGACCGTCGTCCTTGGCTGGGAGAATGTTCAGGACGAAGACGGAAAGCCGATTCCGTTCAACGTTGCGAACTGCGTGGCTCTGTTCGACAAGCTGCCCGATCTTTTTGCGGATATCCAGGAGCAGTCCCGCAAGGCTGCGCTGTTCCGCAAAGCCAACCTGGAGGCTGACGCAAAAAACTAACTGACTGCCTTCTCTACATGCTCGAACAAGGGCCAACCGAGAAGGTAATCTTAGAGCAGTGCTACCGGAACAAGATGCCCTTACCAGAGAGCATCAAGAACGCCCCTGAACTTCTTCCAGGGCTTGAACTTTTCTACGTTGCGTTCTTTGACTTGACGTCTTGCCGGACTGGGCTGCATTCTACCGAAGGACCTATCCAATGGACCGCAATGGACCGTTGGGCAGAGCGCTACCAACTGGACGAAGAACAGTGGGAAGACCTTGTCTACCATCTCGGTCAAATGGATGAGGCCTACCTGAAGTTTAAGACTAAGAAGTTGTCCAGTATCACAAAGCCACCGCCTACGAGGGGCAAGAAGTAAATGGCAGGCATTGACATCGGTTCTCTGCAAGTTCGCATTGAAGCCCATGTCAATGCTCTGACCAGAAACCTCAGCGTTCTCACTCGGAACACTACCAGAGCGATTGTTAACCGGCTTGCTACGTCAACGCCTGTTGATACCGGGGACGCTGTTTCCAACTGGCAAGTGAGCTTGAACGGACCGCCAACAACCAGGCTTCCGCCTTATTTCCCGGGCAACGCTGGAAGCACTCGCGGTGAAAACGCGCGGGCCATGCTTATCGCTGCTCGCGCTGTAATTCCGAACTTCTACGTTGGGAAAGGTGACATCCTTTACATTGGAAACACCGCTCCTCATATCGAAAAACTGAACAAAGGAAGCTCGACGCAAGCTCCGGCTGGTTTTGTCGAAGCTGCTATTCTTGCAGGCTCGCAGCATGTAAGAAGTTCTGCTCCGATCATCACAGGAAAGTATACCGACGATGTCAGTTAATGAAGCAGTCGTTATCACCGTCAGAGAAGACGGAGCACTTGTGGTCAAGCGGAACCTTGAATCAATGGGTGCTGCGGGAACGACTGCATCCAAAGGAATTGACCGGGTCAAGATGGCACTTGGCCAGATGACCACAAGCATCACGAACGCCAACCCCGCGATGACCGCAATGCAGCAACGCATCGGAATCATTACGGGTTCGCTTGGAAATGTGATGAAATCAGCTCGGGACAGCGCATCTGCGTTCTCGGGCTTCCAGACCGCAAGTGATAACGTCGATGCCCTGCGTGCATCGCTTGACCCCGCGTATGCGGCGCTCTTGAAGTTCAACCAAGGGTTTGACCTGCTTGAGAGTTCTCTTGCCAGTGGCGCCATCAAGAACGAACAATACAGCAAAACTCTCGAGCTACTGATCCGTGACTACGATGGAAGCAGTGCGGCGGCACGTGAGTTCGCAACGGCGCAGACCGCGTTGCAAGGCAGGCTTGATTCGCTTCGTGCGTCGTATGACCCGCTCTTCGCTGCTTCAAAACGCTATGAGGCTGCGGTCGAGACACTCAACCAAGGTTTGAACGCGGGGCTGATGAGTGTTGCTCAGTATGAACGAGCTCTCGAAAGCTTGGGGCAGCAATACCTCGTCACCGGCGCGCAATCCCAATCGCTCGGTGTTGCATCAGCGAACACTGCGAACCTCTTTGCGCAGTTCAACGATATTGGCGTCATGCTTGCAGCGGGGCAGAATCCGTTCCAACTTGCTATCCAGCAAGGCACGCAGATTAGTCAGGTGCTTACGGGCATCTCAACTGCTGGTGGCGGGGTCATGGGGATGCTTCGCGCCTTGGGTGCAGGCTTCATGTCCTTGATCAGCCCGATCACGTTGCTCACTGTGGGTATCATTGCCTTCGGTGCAGCGGGGTTCCAGTGGCTTATGACTCTGATCCCTGAGACGGTCACTCTTGCTGATCGAATGGACGACCTTCGCGATTCTGTTGCTGCTTATCAAGAGATTGCTTCCGTTGCATCAGGAACAACTGCTGAACTTACTGAACAGTTCGGACAGTCAGGCGTTGAGATTGGCAAAGCTGCACAGATTCTTTCCGAGTTTGTCCAAGCTCGCGCTATCACGCAAATGAAGGACACTATCAAAGCTCTGTCTGAAGAGTATGGTGGATTCAGCAGGGAAGCGCTTGTTGCGTCTTACAGCCTCAGCGGTGTTGGTGGTATCATGTTTGAGATTGAAGCAACCATGGCTGATCTGCGTGAGCAGTTCCAGCTTGGAAAACAAGACGCTGCTCAACTGACCCTTGCGCTTGAAGCCATGTCGCTCGCGTCAACCCCCGAAGCTGCGATTGAGGCGTCTACTCGTTTCAACGAAGTGCTTCTGCAGATTTACGGGACTGCTGAAAAGGTTCCACCAGAGTTCCAAGAGATGGCTATCGCGGCGGGTGAAGTGGCGCGGATGGGTGGTGAGATCCTGTCTGCCGAAGAGAAGATTGCTCAAGCTCGCGCTCGCAACTTGCAGATGCAGATGCAGATCTATGCTGATTCGCGGATGGCTGCTGCCGCTGCTCAAGCTGAAGCAAACCAGATGATTGCGTCTTACCAAGAGCAGACGCGAATGCAGCAACTTATCGCAATGTATGGTGAAGGTAGCGTTCAAGTCACTCGTGCCCGTCAGGCTGCTGAGATGGATGTTCTCCGTGCCCAGGTGCAGCAACTTGATGTCAGTCAAGACGTCAAGAACGCTATTCTGCAGGCAGCGCAAGCAACGAATAACGCGGTCAACGCCACCAATGCTTGGGCCGGTGCAATGGCAGGGGTTGCAGCGCAGATTCGGGGAATCATGGCCGCGCTGTCTTCGCTCGCTGGAACGATGATCAGCAACGCTTCAACTCAAGTCGAAATCCAGGCGCTGAAAGCAGGAAAGACGATTGCTGAGGCGCGGATTGCTGCCACCAAGTATGAAATCGAAACTGAAATGAACGCCCGTGAGATGGCTGCGGGAAATATGTTCGAACGCGGTCTGGTTTGGATGGAAAAGAAAGCCAAGCTGCGTGCTGTCGACCAGGCTGAAGAGCTCACCGGGCTTCAAGCTATCGCAGCTGAGCGTGAGCGTGCTAATGCTGGTGGATCTGGTGGTGGCGCTGGTGGAGGTAAGATTAGCGACCAGCTTAAGATGGAAAACGAACTGCTTTCTGAGGGGATTGGTAAGCGAGCTGAGTTCCTTGAAAAGCTGATGGCTGTGAATGCGCTTCTTGCTGACGAAAGTAGTGGCTACACAAAGAACGATGCGTTCCAAGAGATGAGCCAAATGGTTGGCGCTGATATCTTTGCTGGAACGCAAGAAGCAATCGACATGCAGCTTGAGCGCTTCCGCGTTATGTATGAGCAAATTGAGCTTATGCGTCAAGCTGACCTCATCAGCGAACAAACTGCGCGCCAAGCGATGCAGCAAGTTAACTTGATGTATGTCGAAGAGCGCCTGGCAAGTCAGAAAGCATTCTTTGGTGAACTAGCTAAGCTTTCGCGCAGTGGGAACCGAACGATTGCAGCAATCGGAAAAGCTGCGGCTGTGACGCAAGCTACAATCGACGGATATCTGGCAATACAAAAAGCTCTTGCTAGCCATCCTCCGCCGATGAACTACGCTATTGCGGCCGCTATCGGAGCGACGACTGCTGCCAATATTGCGGGCATCCTTTCACAGAACGCGAACTTTGCAACCGGGGGTTCGTTTGTTGTTCCTGGTAGTGGCGGGGTTGACTCGCAGCTTGTTGGCTTGCGCGCCAGCCCAGGAGAGCGTGTAACGGTGCAAACCCCTGCTCAGGTGCGTAAGGGCACAGAGGCTGCAAACGGCACCAGCGGGCAAGCTACGGGCGCTGCGCCGCAAGTCAACCAGCGGATCATCAACGTTGTTGACCCCGCGATGGTTGGTGACTTCCTTGCTACTCCCGAAGGTGAAGATGTCTTGGTGAATGTCATCACTCGAAGCGGTATCATGGGACGGAGCGGCGCGTAATGGCTTTGATTGCACTTGAAGCGTTCTGGGAACACCAGTCAGTTTCGAACGATGTTCCAGCAAATCCTGCTCTTGTCACAGTTCCGTCAACGAGCTGGTCAGCCGCTTCTTTGTCACCATTTGGTGAAGGCGATTTCACTGATTCACCACTCACACCTCCTAACACCGCATGGGCTCGCGCAACTGGGCTCTGGATTCGACGTGGTGTCACGCTCAACGGACAGGCTCCGATTCTAATCAAAGGGAACTGCGAACAAGCAATGTATCTCTATTTTGACGGAGATTACGTTGGCACTCTTAACCCGACGAATGCAGCTAGGTCAGATAACCCCGAATACAATGTGGTCATTCCTGTAGAACTTGCAACGACAGGAACTCACGAGATTGCTCTTCTTTGCCTTGATGATACGGGAGTTCTAACGCCCGACATAAGTTACATTTCGGTTGAAGCTGATTACCTTCCAGCGTTCTTTCCTTTTCAACCTGAAGCTCCTGTAAATGAAGAGCTTACTTGGTTCACTGATCTGATTGTTGCAAAGGATGGTTCTGAAGAGAGGCGTCAGATCTCCCAATACCCGAGACAAAAGTTCACTTACCTCTATCCCGCTATTGCTCGCAAGAAAGCTAATGCGCTGAACATTGTTTGGGGAGCTCTTCCTGATCGTTGGTTGGTTCCGGTATGGCCGCAAGCTGAACGCTATGGCGCAATCAGTGCAGGGTTGACCACACTTGCCGACGTCAACCTTAACAGCGAGCTTCGTGCTCCTGGCCTTATGCTTCTTTGGCAGAGCGATTCACAGTGGCAGGTTATAGGATTCGATTCTTAAAACCT